GCTCACACTCTTTCTACTTCTGTTTGAAATTTATTAGTAGAAATGATTCATCTGATAGTGGACAGTTTAAGTGTTGAAACTCTATTCCATATGTTATTAAGTATTTAGCGAGTTTGAATATATCATGTATGTATGAGTAGCAGACTAGGTAATCTTCTGGATTTTCCAGTTGTAGATGTTCGACGTATTCTTCGTTGTCGATGAGTAGATCGATCTCTTCAGATAGAGTTTGTAAGTTTCGAAAGTGTTTGTGTTTTAATATCATATGTTAGTATTATCTTTATTAGTTCGTATTTACTTTGTAAGTTTATTTATCTTCGTTTCTTCTATCAACTCCACGAGAGTAGATAACTTCTGTACCATCTGCGTATCGATATAGTCTGTCGATTGTTTCTGTGCTGTCATTCCAGCGTAGTATTGTTTCAAATTCTTTATTCATATTGTGTATTAGTTAAGTTGTTATTCATATATATTATCTATATCGTCTCGTATTAAGTATGTAAGTGCTATACATAGAATGTCTGTAGTAATATGTGAAATAGTCTATAGAAATATAGGATGAGGTAAGATAAGATCGTAGGTAATCGCCCAGGAAAACGCCATAAAATTATCTGGAACGAATATAAATAGGGTGGGGCTGGTAATAAAAAATGGTTTTTACTTTTATAAGTGGGCGGCGAGGTGTATAGTAGTAACACAAAACCCCTATATATCTAACGTGCCAAAAACAGTGACATTAGCCTATAAGAGTATATAAGTAACAGGCTTTTGTCACCCTTTTTAAATACTCTCACTTACATGTGATTATTCTAACATGGCAATAAAAAGAGCAGGTAACTCACAAGGTCTATCACCAGTTGCGCTACGACGTAAGCGTGCAAGGGATAAGGCAGCGGCAATGACGCCGAAGAGACGTAAGCGAAAAGCCGAGAACCAACGCTATGGCCAAAGGTCAGATTCCGACATCCACCATGAACCAAACGGAACATTGCGTAGAACCTCTATAGCCTATAACCGAGCTACTCACACACGGGGAGAAGTTAACAAATCCGCGTAACTAGGGTCCGTGGAACCAAATGCACCCTAGACAAACCAACCAACCTTATATACAATGACGTATTTTTATTACAGGACCAACAACACGTGGAGTGGTCAACCACAAGTATCAGAAGACACAATTAGCTTCTGGAAACACTTATCTGACAAAGCAAACTGGAGGATAGTTCAATTACCAAATGGGTACTACCAAACAGAGTACAAACACATCGACAATAGTTGGTGCGACGTAACACGCCGAGAGACTATCGAGTCTGCTGAGGCTGCAATTGATGGTAGCATCGAACACTACACTAAGAAGCTAGATTATCTAGAAGGACCCAAAGTAGTTAAAACATTTGATAAGTAAACCAAACAAAACAATTTAATTAAATTTAATGGAATATAATTTACCAAGTCAGATTGTCAAGAATTTAGATTTTGGCACTGACGCAAAAACGAAAGTTATAAGTGGCGTTGAGAAACTAGCTAAGGCAGTTAAATCAACATTAGGCGCTTCAGGAAAATGTGTCATCTACGAAGATGGCATGGGAAAACCGGTGATCACAAAAGATGGTGTAACCGTTGCGGATAGCGTAGTCTTACATGACCCGGTTGAAAACATAGGTGCCACACTTATTAAGGAAGCCTCTAAAAATACAGTGAAAGAAGCAGGTGACGGTACCACTACGGCTATCGTCCTTGCTGAATCACTTATCAAAGAGGTAAATAAAGAGCAATATAAGGCATGTTCGATACGAGAGATTAAAAATGGCATCGATACAGGTCTTGCTCAAGCTACAGCAATATTAGAAAACATGAGTGTTAAGGTTAAAAACTCTACACTAGATCACGTTAGTTCTATTAGCTGTAACAATGACAACCAACTTGGCAGCATAATAGCCAAGGCTTATAAAAAAGTTGGCAAAAATGGTGTGGTTTTGATGGAAGAGTCACAAACAGATGAAACATACGTTGATGTAGTTGACGGTGTGCAAATAGAATCTGGGCTTACATCACCATACTTTGCTACTAATACAGAGAAAAACAGGTGTGAACTTGAAAATCCGGTTATATTGATCGTTTCAAGCAAGATACCTAACCTTAGAAAGATACAAAGTGTACTTGAGTACGTTATAAAGAACAAAAAACCACTACTTTTAGTAGCTGAAGTTGAGCAACAGGTCAAATCAGCACTTTTAATGAACAAAGTAAAGGGTAATATTAACGTAAATATCATAGATCCTCCAGGTTTTGGCCCAACTCGCAAAGAAACCATAGATGATCTAGCTATTTTAACAGGTGCAGAGGTTATAAATGAAGAATTAGGTGATGATTTAGACCTAATACAGCCAGATTCGCTTGGTAAAGCAAAGTTTGTAGTCACAGACAGCAAAAATACTGTTATAACTACGCTACCTATTGACGAAAGCTTAGCTGGTAGAATAAAAGAAGTTAAAGATCAGATTAAAACTGAGAAAAATAGCTACATAAAGCGCAAACTAGAGCAAAGGTTAGCTATGCTATCAGGATCTGTTGGCGTAATACGCGTAGGAGCAAACTCAAAAGTTGAGTTGAAAGAGAAAAAAGACAGGGTGGAGGATGCAATATATGCAGTCAAGGCGGCTCTGCAAGAAGGTATAGTACCTGGCGGAGGTGTAGCTCTGATGGACACGGCTTCTGAGCTTGAAAATATTCATTCAAAGCTAGAAATGAGTGATAACGCAGGTTTAGAGATATTTTGCAACGCAATAAGAGCACCATATAAAACTATATTAGATAATGCTGGTATAGCTTACGAAACAAAAGGTGATAAAGGTATTGGTTGTAACGTAATAACTGGTGAAAATGTTAATATGATTGATAATGGCATCGTAGATCCTTTATTAGTTACTAAAACAGCGCTTAAAAATGCAGTGAGTGTTGTTTCTACTATAATTTCTGCAGATTGTGTAATATCTAATATAAGAATACCAAATGCGAGCAGTTAGTTATTACATGATAGTTAAAACTATCAAAGAGCAAAAGAAGATAGCTGGGCTAGATATTACAGACAGCATCGATAGTGAAAATAGGTATTTAAAAGGAGAGATCATTAGCAATGGTGATCTAGTACCTGACACGCTAAGCGAAGGAGATATAGTATATTATGATAGGCACGCTGGGCACAGTATAACTAAAAACGATACTATATACCAAGTTATTCAGGTCAAAGACGTAGTAATCGTAGAATAATGAGGATTACTGCATCTGACCTAAAACAAATGCAATTATTTAAGTATTACAGGCTCGTTAGAAAATGGGCCTGTAAAACTTACAATCTAACCGATGCTGAACTAGAGTTGTTAATAGCTTTAGACTGCATTGGCAGATTTACTAGACAAGAATTTATTGAAGGGACATATACAATGTCTTGGAACAAACAACGGTGGGATAAGCTTAGGCAAGAAGGGTGGATAGAGACATGGAGGCACCGTAACCGCACTACAATCAAATACAGCATTTTTAAGACATCATTTAAATGCCAACAGTTAATAAGCAGAATATATAGAATATTGCTGGCTGAAGAAGACTTACCTACTTCTGAACGTAGTGTTTTTTTTAAAAACAAATCTTACACAGACAAGGTATTCAACTCAGCCATTGATAGAATGATCAGAGACAAAACACGATAATGGCAAAACCAATCACAAATAAAGTAAAAAACAGCAAAACACCTGTAATTAGAAAAGATCTAGATGGAGGTGTAATTGCTGAAGCAAACAACGATGGATCTATATACGTTGATAAAAGCGTCAAAAAAGGTTCACCTCTTGAAAAAGAAGCTATTGCGCACGAAAAAGTTCATTTAAACCAAATGAATCGTGGCGATTTAAACTATGACGATAATAACGTTTACTGGAAAGGTAAAGCATACCCTAGATCATCTATGAATGAAGGTGCTAAAAACTTACCTTGGGAAAAGGAAGCGTATGATAAAACTAAGCATATGAAAAATAAAAAGAAAAGTGCACCGACTAAAATGTCAGATGCTGATTTAGTATTAAACAACGAACAGACTCATAAAAAGTTTTTTAATACAGGTGAAAGCTTTAGTGAAGGTTACGGCGGTTCAGAAATGAAAAACGCTACTAAGAAAGACGGGATTTCTCCAAGAGAAGAAAGAGCAAAAGCAAAAATCGATAAGCTTAAAAATGAAATTGACGAAATAAATGTGCTAGACTCTAAAAGCATAGATACTTCAACTGAACCTAACACGCCAACACGTATAGAGCCGTTAAAAATGAAAGCAACACCTATAACATTAAAATCTAGAAGAGGGTATAATTCTCCATTAAACTACAATTCTCCACTTAAAGATAACGGTAAGACAACTAAGTCAGAAAGAAAAGCTGACCCAGAGACTGGCTTAGTTTACGACTACACGTACACTACAACTACCACTAATAAAAATGTAGATAAAGCTTCAGGTCCTTACGATGTAAGCGCTGTAGGTTATGATGGACCAAAAGACCCTAACATTTACAATGTCCTTGGAAAAGAGATTTCTTCTGGATTTGCTAAAAGAAAGTATGGTTATGAAGGAGATGATGTGTATGAGTATGAAAAATTAAAACTTAAAGGGAAAGATAAAGGTAAAGGCGGTGGATCAAACGAGTCGTCATCAGAGACTTCTAGTGAAACCTCGGAGACTAGAAAGCCAGTTATGGTGACTGACCCTGCTAAACCTGGCAAACTTAATGCAGGTTTCTATACTACTAAAAACATAAGACTAGCTGAAAAACACGATAATAAAATAAAGAATGAAAAAATAAGAAAAGCAGGTAGAAAATATGTTAGGAACGCTAAAATGTTTGGCGAGCCTATACTTAATGCTAAAGGTCAAGAAGTTAAAGGTAAGGATTTAAGAAAATTAAAAAGAAGAGGTATAAATCCTGAAACAGCTAAGCCCTTTGCTGATCAGCAAGAAATGCTTGAATATGACAAAAAATTTGATAGAACTAATCAAACCTTAATAAACAAAAGAGGGCCTGGCACTCAAAAAACTACTCGACAAATGACTGCAGAAGAGCTTCAAGCTAATAAAGATAAAAGAAACTCTAACACACAGGGCCCAGTGAAAAGTGGATATAAATTCTCTTATTTTTCTTCTCCTGATGGCGAGTACAAAACAATTAATTCACCAAATAAAATGAAAACACCTTTTAAAATGGGTGGTTTTGGTTCTAAAAAATATAATAACTAAAAAATGAAAGCAACAAACATTTATCAAACGTTAAAAACTAAAGGATATGGTACTGATGGTACTAAACCTCAACTACCAGGCGTAGGATCTCCTTTAAAAAAATCTCCTTACAAATTTAACGCAGGCTTAAAGAAAGCTGCAGCTGAAGGTAAGCTAGACAACAACCCTAAGTTCAAAGACGCAGTAGAATCTTCACCGGCCAAGTTAGCTCCAGTTGTAGCGGCTGTAGGTAAGAAACTATTAGTAGGTGCAGCTAAAAAAATGATAGCTAAGAAAGCAGCTGAGAAATTACAGCAAAAGCAAGGTTCTCCAGCTATGATGAAGGATAATCCTAAAAAGAAAAAGGCTATTAAAAGTAAAAAGGTTGGTCCTGAAGGTGTTTCATATGGAAAAGTAACAAAGACGCCTAACTATGATAAGCCTACGGGAGTGAAAGCTTCTCCAGCTAAAAAATACGCAAGCGATGCTCAAAGAAAAGCTGTGCACGCTAGCAAAGCGGAAAAAGCTTCTCCAGCAAAAGTAAAAGATGTTCCTAGTAAAGGCAAGAAATACTCAGACAAATATAAAAAAGGAGAAGTAAAACACGAAAGTATAACTTACGATCCAGTTAAGAAGACAACTACTAGAATTTTCTCTGACGCTGACGTTAAAAAGTATGGAATTAAAAAGAAAGTAGTTTCTAAAGCTAAGGAAAAAACTCCAGCTAAAAAAGCAAGCTGTGGTTCTCCAGTTAAAATGGATTTAGGTGTTGCTGGTCCAGGTAATCCTAAAAAAGCTATTAGAAAAGCTAAGAGAAAAGCTACTAAAGGTCATAAGGCAGGCGTAAGAGCTTCTAATATTTGCAAGAGAAGCACTAGAGGAAAAGGCAGTACCTATAGAAACTAACTATGAGTAATAAAAAGAAATTTAAAGACACAAAGGTCGGTAAGTTTCTATCTCAAAAAGGACCTAGTATAGTAGAAGCAGTGGGCGACGTGCTACCTGATGCTGGTGTACTAGGTTTAGTTAAAAAGCTAATAGAAAAAGAAGATCCGGTAGTTTTACCACCTCAAGATAAAGAGACTGCGCTAAAGCTACTAGAACAAGATATGGTGGAAATGCAAGAAGTATCTAAGCGTTGGGTTAGTGATATGCAATCAGATTCGTGGTTGTCTAAGAACACTAGGCCGATGACTTTAATATTCTTAACTATATCTATGATAATATTAATACTTCTAGATAGCTTTGAAATAAAATTCTCAGTGGACAAAGGCTGGGTTGATCTTTTAAAGTCTCTTCTTATAACCGTGTATGTTGCTTACTTCGGTTCTAGAGGAGCAGAAAAATATAAAGCAATAAGTAAGAATGGCTAGAATAAATACGTACTCTACAGATACCACTGTACAGAAAGATGATAAATTGCTGGGCTCTAACGCAGGTGGAGCTACAAGAAACTTTAGTATAGAGGATATAAGTACGTTTCAAGCTAATACAAACGCTACAGGCATAGTAGGTCAAATTCCTTATGTATATCATAACAATAGCTTTGGAGGCAACTCTTCTAGGCAATCAGGGTCATTAACTACAAACACGAGTAACGCGTCAACTAGCTTTAGCGCCATAACTACAGTTAAGGTTAGTAAGTTTCCATATGGTAATACTTCTGAAATAGTTTCAGTAATTGAGAGCTTTTTAGATAAAGGTGTTATAATAGCACGTAATGATAACCCTAACGAGTTTGGAGTTTATACTTGCACTGCTGTAGCACAAGACTCTTCGGAAACAAACTTTTACGATTTAACGTTAACATATAAAAATGGTAACGGCAACATACAAGCAAACGAATTTTATTCAATATTATTATATTCTGGTGCCCAAGACAAAGATCACAGGCACAACCAAACGTCAGCAAGTTCTACTTGGGTTATAAATCATAACTTAAACAAATACCCAAGTGTCACAGCTTTTGATTCTGCAGGTAGCCAAGCTATTGGCTCTGTAGTGTTTAATAGCAAGAACCAATTGACAATAACTTTTTCCGCTTCGTTTAGCGGTACCGCATATGTAAACTAAAAATAAAAATAAAAAAAATTATGGCATTAGAATATTACGCTAGTATTGATCTCAACAAGAACGAACTACAAAACGCAGTAGTGCATCCCTTAGGCTCTGCACCATCTTCACCAGTAGAAGGTCAGATATATTATGACTCTACAGCTGGCGACAAGAAATTATACTTATACAATGGCTCAGCATGGGTTGCTATTGGAGAAGCACAAAGCTTTATAGCTGGTGAAGGCATAGACATTGGCACATCTGGCGATGATATTACTATATCAGGTGAAGACGCTACTACATCAAACAAAGGTATTGCATCATTTGCTACTGCTGATTTTGCTGTAAGCTCAGGAGCTGTAAGCATTAAGACGGGTGGCGTAAGTAACGATCAACTCGCTGGATCAATTGCCAACGGCAAACTTGCCAACTCCAGTATTACTATTGGTAATAGTACTATAGCTTTGGGCGGTACAGATACTAGTCTAACCGGTTTAACTGATATAGATTTAACTTCAGGCGATAAAACTATATTTGATGGTGTTGGAGCTAACACATTAACAATGGGTGCTTCTAGTACTAGCATAGTAATACCTGGTGATCTTCAAGTTACAGGAACAATAACTACTAATAACGTAGAAACTATATCTACATCTAATGGTATAGTATTTGAAGGATCTGTAGCTGACGCTAACGAATTAACATTACTAGCTGGATCTTTAACAGGCGATAGAACTGTAACTTTAGCGGACTTAACAGGACACGTAGCTATATTTGCAGCAGTGCCTACCGCAACGATAACAGCTACTCCAGCTGAATTAAACTTGCTAGATGGTATTACAACATTAAGTGGATCTAACACTGGTGATGAGCCTGACGCTAGCACCACTACAAAAGGTATTATAGAAATAGCTACAAGCGCTGAAGTACAAACTGGTACCGATGCAACTAGAGCTGTTACACCTGATACTCTTGCTGCTAAATCTGTAACTGCGCAAATAGACGTATCCTCAACAAGTTTTATTTCAAATAAATACGCTGAGATAACTCACAACTTAGGTACAGAAGACGTATTAGTTCAGTTATTTGACGCAACAACAAAGCAAACAGTTTATGCTGATGTAGCTAGAACAGATAAAGCTGACTCTGCTTCTACTAGCAAAGTAAAAATATCTTTCGGTGTTGTTCCAAGCAACGATGTCGATGTTATTATTACTTCAGTTAAAGGAGCTTCAGCTGGTACGGTAGCGTACGCATAACAATTAAATACAATTAATGGGAGATATTAAATTTTACTCACCGGTAGATTTCGACGATACTTCGTCAGGCGTAACAATAGAAGGTGATCTTACGGCTAATAAAGGCGTTGAGTTTACTGGAGGTTCTATTGGTCAAGCAAAGACTGTTCTACATACAAACAACGTTCTATATACACGAGGAGGTAGTGGAGGTATGTTCTTGCAGAACGCGGACGGTAGTGATGGTATACTTATATCAAACGATCATATCAAAGTTGAGACAGGTGGCTTAGAAAGATTACGCATTAATGGCTCAGGCAATGTCGGTATTGGAACCACTAGTCCTCAAACAAAACTACATTTAGCAACAACAAGTAGCTCTACGTTAACAATTCAAAATACTACCAACTCAGGCAATGCTACTTTGAATTTTAGAGATGAAGGAGATAATGATCAATTTCAAATATATTATGCTCTAGGTGCTAATAGATCGTACAACTTAGTAAACGGTAACGGGTTAACCATATACTCCTCTCAATCATCTTCAGAAATAGCTAGATTTGGTAACGCTAGTAGCGGGTATACAGATTCTTACTTTACAGGTAACGTCGGTATAGGTACTACTAGTCCTGCGGAGGAGCTAACGGTTTCAGGTGACTCTAATATTACAGGTAAGCTAGCAGTAGGAGCTTCAGCAGCCCACGGTACGTATCACTTCTATAATCAGCTAACGGCTTATTTTAACGGAGCTGTTACAATAGACGATACGTTAACCCAAACAGGTGGAGGAAATTCAACATTTTCAGGCAACGTCGGTATAGGGACGACTAGTCCTACACATCTACTTACTTTAGAGACCACAAGTTCTCCAGGTTTAAAAATAAAAGACACTACACAGGGAGCTACCTTGCTGGCTTTTAGCCAAGATTCCAATTCACATATAGGTACTTACAGTTCACACCCATTGGTTTTGGATACTAATAGTTCAGAAAGAATGCGTATTACTTCTGCAGGTAACGTTGGTATTGGGACAACCGCGCCCACTAGATTACTAACCTTAGAAAACGATACGGGCACAGTAACTAATAATTCACAATTAAGAATTAACAATCAAGGAGATGGCGATGCATACATATATTTATACGCTGGAAGCGATTGGTCATTAGGTGTTGACAATTCAGATGGTGATAAATTCAAAATAGTCTCTTCTAACGATGTAAGTGACGAAGCTGGCGCTCTAGAAATTGATAGATCAAATAACGCAACTTTTGCAGGTGATGTAAAAGCAGATACTCATTTTACTTCAAGCGACACAAACGTAACACTTTCAACTAATTCAGACGGTACTGTATTTTTAAGACCAAATGGTAAAGGGTCTACAACTGCCCAGAGTACTTTTACAACATCTTTAGCGAGTATTGGTACTAATGCAACTTTTGCAGGCAACGTCGGTATTGGATATAATGCTCCTTATGATATATTACATCTTCATAATTCAACTAATTCAGGTACTCCTGATGCACAGATGAATTTTACAACAGGTGTAACAGGAGCTGCTGATGGTAATGGTTTTAGAGTTGGTTGGAATGGATCAGTAGCTAATTTATTTTTGTTTGAAAATGCTGATATGCGTTTTGCTACAAACAATAACGAAAAAATGCGTATTACTTCTGGAGGCAACGTAGGCATTGGAACTACTAGTCCAAGTGAAAAACTGCACGTAGCAGGAGATGTTAAAATAGAAGGAGATCTTCACTTAGAAGGAGATTTAGATTTTCGTGTTATAAACTCATCAGGATTTGGACAACCGGAAATACGCTTGCCAAACTTTGTAGATACTTTTTGGAGAGCAGATAGAAGATTTACATTATCAGTAACAGGAGGACAGTCAGCAGCTGCAGTAGCAAATTTATTTAATGGAAGTTATGGAAACTTAGTTAACTTTGCCGCAAGCTCCACCCACGTTATAACTATAAATGTAGCAAATCAATCAGGAGTTAGTGCTAACGGATTTACATATCCTCAAGGTTATATATACTTTTCTTTTTATAGCACTACTAACAATTATGATTCTATAAGCGGTAGAGTAAAAGATAAAGATGGTAACTACCATAACATGTCAGGCTTAACAGACATAATCTCTAATAACACTTCTTACAAAGTTATGAGATTGACAGTGCCATCTAATAACTATGCAGTAGAATACGAACTTACGCTTGTAACAAATACAAATAACGTAAGATTAGCAGCTATAAACTATGTTTCCACGAGACACACTAGTCAAATGGAGCTACCTTACTTGAGCAAAACATTAGACACTAATAGTTTATTTGGCAATGTAGATGTGTTAACAAATGCTTCAGCTGACCAAAATAGATTAAGTGGTACGGGTAATTCATACTTAGCTGCAAGTACAGGCAACGTCGGTGTTGGTACTACTAGTCCAGGTGCTAAGCTAGACGTAGTTGCTAGCGATGTAAGTGTAGTTCCTAATGGAAGCAGTTCAGCAGTATTTAGAAGAAATGGTGATAATTATATTTCAATATTAAGTAGCACATCTGGAGAAGGAGGCGTTTTATTTGGAAATTCATCTGATGCGGTTGATGGTTGGGTAGCATATAAAAATGGCTCAGGCAATCAGTATATGACAATAGGAACTGCTGACACAGAAAGAATGCGTATCACCTCAGGTGGTAACGTCGGTATCGGCACTACTAATCCAAGTCAAAAACTCCATATAAACGGTGGGGCAATGTATATTACGGATGGTACTTATGGAGGTTATATAGGTAAAGGAAGTGATTTAATAACCACTGCTGCAGCAAGCGATCTTGGAGTTAGATCAGAAGCAAATATGGTATTTTCTACAGGAGGTTACGTTGAAAAAATGCGTATTACCTCTGCTGGTAAAGTCGGGATTGGTACTACTAGTCCTGATACTAAACTTCATGTAGAGCAAGGGTTAGCAACTTTAAACACAACTAACTTAGATAATGGAACAGCGGTAGGTTTACATTTAACGTACCCTGACACTTCGTTAACTGGTGGAGAAGGCATAGCTTTGGCTATGGGTATGAATGGTAGAGGTAGGTCGTACATAGCGAACCTGTCTGCAAGTACAAACAAAGATGCGTCAGATATGCTATTCTACACAGAGAATGGTAATGTTATAGGTGAACGAATGCGTATTGATAGTTCTGGAAACGTAGGAATTGGTACAGCTAGTCCGGGTCATTTATTAGAAATAAATGGTACAGGAGATGCATTAAGCGTTGGTAATGATACTAACACTTTAACTTATATGCGTTTTGCTAACGAAAGAACGATGATTGGCTACTCTGGAGCAAACGCTGTTGTTCAGGGTGGGTTAACTAAAGGAATTAGGTTCAACGTAAATAATAATACTTTTAACTCTGGTAATGCTATGGCTATTGATACCAGTGGTAACGTAGGTATTGGTACTACTAGTCCTGATAACGTATTTCATATAGTAAAAGACCAAGGTGGAGTTGCAAGCGCTTTAAAGTTAGAAAATAAAGCTGGAGCAAACAATAGTGGATTTGACATTGATTTCCAACTAGCTTCATCTGGCTTGTCGGCTAAAATAGGAGCTATAAGAACAAATAATCCTGGTGCAGGAGATACTGATTTGTTTTTCTCTACGTCAACTGATGGTGCTAACCTTGCAGAACGTATGCGTATCACCCACAACGGTAACGTAGGTATAGGAACAACTAGTCCGGGGGCTAAATTAGAAGTACGAAGTGACGGCTCGGCTGCTGGTGGGGCGGAAATTAGATTACAGCACGCTAATAACAATACCACTGATGTTGTTTCAACATTAAACTTTGCAAACAATGCGGGCTCTGTTGCGATGATACAAGGTGGTACAACTGGTGCGAACAATACAGGGTACATTTCTTTCTTTACTGACAATGCAGGTGCATCTTCTGAAAAGATGAGAATACTTGGCGGCGGTAACGTTGGTATCGGCACGACTAGCCCTGGAGCTAAACTAGATATTAAAGGGGATGGTGCAGACATATTTTTGCAATCAAATGACTTTAAAATAGCCCGAATACAGCCAAGAGGTACTGGAGCAAATTTAGATAAAGGATTATTTTCTTTATTTGATGGTTCAACAGAAGACGTTAGAATTGACACTGAAGGAAGTTCTTGGTTAAACGGCGGCAACGTCGGAATCGGTACAACTAGTCCTAGCCAAAAATTAACCGTAGTTGGTAATACCTATATTTCAAGTGGTCTTTTACTTTTGGATAACAATCAAGATATAAGATGGGGTGACGCTGGCGAAAGAATTACAGGGAATAATACTAACGGCTTAGTATTTACCACTAATAACCTTGAAACCATGCGTATTAATTCTTCCGGCGACGTAGGAATTGGTACTACTAGTCCTGGGTATAAATTAGAAATTGCTGAAGACACAGATGGTACAGCAGATTTATTAATGTTAAGAAACTCTGATTCTACGTATGCTCAAACTTGGGGATTCCAATCAGATACAAATAAAGATTTAGTAATTACAGGTTCAAGTGGTGTTGGCGGATTTAAATTTGTTCCAGGATCAAGAGGTGCAACTTTTGCAGGGGATGTTTATATACCTTCAAAGTTAGAGCATACTGGAGATAGTGATACTTTTTTGAATTTTTCAGATGATACTATAACACTAAGCGCAGGTGGGTCTTCTACAACTTTTTCAGGTAATGGTAACTCAGCTTTTGCAGGGGATGTAACTTTAGCAGATAACAAAAAATTAACTTTTGGAGCCGCACCTGACTTTGAGATATATCACAATTCTACAACAAACGTAAACCATATATCTTCACTACTCAGTAGACAATTGTCTATAAGTTCAGATACAACAATTTTTTCTGGCAACGTCGGTATCGGGACTACTAGTCCTTCAGTTCCTTTAGATATTTTAGGACAAGATGGAACTACAGATGTAAGTAGTATAACTTATAATAATTTATTTAGATTTAGAGGAACAGATTCTGGTGGATTATTTTTCTTAGGTAAAACTTCTGACCAAGACCAAGTAATACAAACAACTAATAATGATGCTGATTTAATTTTTGGAACTAGAACTGCTAGTGTTAATTATGATAGATTACATATACAAGGAAATACAGGTAACGTAGGTATCGGTACTACTAGTCCTGCTGCTAAGTTACACGTAGCTGGTTCTTCAGGTGCAATAGGCGGGACAGGTGTTACTTATTTAAACAATGCTGATGATGCCTTTTCTTTAGTAATTAATAATGCAGGAACTTCAGCACAAAATGACAGAGGAGTATTTGATGCAAGGGTAGGAGGTAGTTCTGTATTTAGAATTAACAATTCAAGCAACGTTGGTATAGGTACTACTAGTCCAGTTCAAAAATTACACATTAATAATAGTACCGCTTCTTCAGCATCTTACGCTAAATTTAGTAATGCTCAAACAGGAACTACAACTGCTGATGGATTTGATGTTGGGGTTAACACAGGCGATGATGCTATAATTTGGCAAAGAGAAAATAGTAACTTATTATTTGCTACTAGTAATAGTGAAAAAATGCGTATTACAAGTGGTGGCAACGTAGGTATTGGCACTAGTAGTCCTACGTCATACGATGGTGACGCTGATGATTTAGTTGTTGCGACTTCTGGTAACACTGGAATTTCGTTACGTTCCTCTACCGTTGGTACAGGTAGTATTTTCTTTGCTGACGGAACAACTGGAGCAGAACGGTATCAAGGTGTTCTAAAATACAACCATTCCAACAATTCAATGGCATTTAGCACTTCTGCTACAGAAAGAATGCGTATTGATTCTTCTGGTAATGTTGGTATTTTAACAACCTCAATGTTAAACACTGCCACTAATAGAGGCTCACTTACCATAGGAGGAAGTGCTGCTGGAACAATAAATATTGGCAATGGCAGTATTAATTTTGGCATATACGCTACTACCGCTGAATCAAGTATATACAGCTTAGGAGTTATGAAGTTTAGCGTTGGCTCTGGTCTTCCAGAGAGAATGCGCATCACCTCAGCAGGCAACGTCGGAATCGGTACAACTAGTCCTGCTTATAAATTAGATGTTACTGGAAATAGTACTTCTGGAGTTGTTGCTGTAAGAAATTCAGCCAATGGAAGAGATACATTCCGCTCTGAAAATGCAGCTGGAACAAGAACTTTAAATATAGGAAATGATGGTAGTGGGCACGGCGTTGTATTAGTTAGAAATTCAAGTGGTACAACTACTAATTATATAGCTGGTAGTGGCAATTCTTATTTTAACGCAGGCAACGTTGGTATCGGGACTACTAGTCCTGGCGCTAGATTACACGTTAAAGATTCAATTAGAATAGATACAGTATCTGCTCCAAACCAAGCACCACAACCACAGACCCAATCACCAACGCAAGCTATAATTAAGAACGCAAGTAGTAACCCTTCATATGATTTTTATTTATCAGAACCTGATGAGTGGTTGTTAGTCAACATAAACGGAACGGATTATGTACTACCAGCATACGAAGCATGATAAAATTAACACCTGAATTAAGAAAAAAAATAGAAGATCAAGGTAAAAAACTAATACCTATAACTTTAAAACAACTTAGCAAAGCTAAAAAATTAACAAATAAAAACAAAAAAAAATGATTAATTACAATTGGAACTGTAAAACAGTAGACGTAAAACCTACAGAAGGAGATTTAAGCAACGTAGTGTACAATGTACATTGGATAGTTGAGGCTTCAAAAGGTGACATTAGCACAACATCTATAGGCACTAAGCAGATAGAGATAGATGAAGATGTAGACTTTGTAGACTTTGATGATTTAACAAATGCAACAGTAGTTGGATGGGTTAAAGCAGCTATGGGTGAAGATGAAGTAGATGCTATAGAAGCTGGTTTAGCTGCAGCTATTGCAGAAAAAGAAAACCCTACATCTGTAACTATGACCATAGAAGACTAATATTAGTAAAAAACGTGAAAATAGCGTAATAATATAGGAGTAAACAAATTAAATTTTATTATGGACTTAAAAATTAAAGACGAACAATTAACAAAGCTACAGGCTTTAGTAAATCAGATCAGCCAAACACAAATGGAGCTTGGCCAAGTTGAATCTAGAAAATTTGACTTAATAGCAGCTATCCCTGCTTTTAGAAAAGAATTAGAAGTTTTTCAAAAAGAGCTTGAAGAAGAGTACGGCAAAGTTACTATTAATGTACAAGACGGAACAATCAAGCAAGAGGAAGATGGAGCTAATAAGGAAGATTAGTATAGGTAAAGATTATAAGAACGAAGCAATGCATTACTCCGTAGGCCAAGAGGTTTACGGAGGACATGTAATAGATTCGATACTTGAAGAAGATGAAAAGTATAGGATTTACATTACTAAAAATAATGAGGTTTTGCCATGGAAAGACTTTAACAAGAACATGGCTATTGCAGTTGAATATAATTTAGAATATTAATGCACGGTTGGGATAGTTTTATAGTGTCACCTATTAGATCAAGATATGACAACACTAAGAAAGTTGGCGATGTAGATCTTATATTAAACACTGAGATATTTACTCATAAGAACGTAAGCAATAACGCTATAGTTGTTGGTTTGCCAAAGAATAAAAAAACTGATATACAAGTTGGTGATGAGGTTATCATACACCATAATGTATTTAGAAGATGGCATGACGTCAGGGGCAAAGAACAGAACAGTAGAAGTTTTTTTACTGAAGACAAGTACTTTGTTAGCGACGATCAGTTATACATATATAAACACAACGAAGAATGGAAATCACTAGATGACTATTGCTTTGTAAAACCTATAGCTAACGATGATATGTTTTCTTTAGAAAAAGAAAAACCATTAGTTGGTATAGTTAAATACTCTAATGATATTTTAGAAAGCGTAGGTATAAAAGTAGGAGATAAGGTAGGGTTTATACCTAATAGTGAGTTTGAGTTTATTATAGATGGCGAGCGTGTTTATAGAGTAAGAACAAAAGTAATTACAATTAAATATGAACACGAAGGAGAAGAAAGAGAGTATAATCCAAGCTGGGTATAAAGCAGTCGAAGAGCTAATTAAAGTAGCGCAAGAAAAAATCATTACAAATACCGAAGATGATGTTTCTGCCGATAGACTTAAAAACGCTGCTGCTACAAAAAAACTAGCTATATTCGACGCCTTTGAAATATTAAATCGTATTGAAAACGAAAAAGCTGTTTTAGAAAACAAACCTGTAGAAGATAAATCTGTCGCGTTTAGCGGCTTTGCTGAAAGGAGGAGTAAGTAATGTATCAGCAGAGTTTATATAAAATAGTTGACGATCACGTACCTATTAATTCAATAAAAAGATTAAATAAAGCTAAACGTTGGGAATACGGCTACAATAAAGAACACGATATTGTTGTAATAAGTAAGACTGGTAAGATAGGTGAAATATACGAAATACAAAACCTAAAAATAGCTTTACCACCAATAAATAACGCTCATAAGTTTAAAAGTGATAAATGGGAGGTGACTCCTTATCCTAAGGAACTCAATAGAGTGAAAACTATATTTGACTGGAAAGAACTACCAAACGAATTTAAAAACGAATATATAGATTACATTGAAAGCGAATTTAAGAAAAGAGAAGAGGGTTTTTGGTTTTACAACAATGGTAAGCCTACTTATATTACTGGTACTCACTATATGTACCTTCAATGGTCAAAGATTGATGTCGGTAACCCAGACTTTAGGGAAGCCAACAGATTATTCTATATATTTTGGGAGGCATGCAAAGCAGACAAAAGGTCTTATGGAATGTGCTATCTTAAAAATCGTCGATCAGGATTCTCATTTATGGCTTCAGGAGAAACTGTTAATCAGGCAACTATTAGTTCAGATGCACGATTCGGAATTTTGTCCAAATCTGGGCCAGACGCCAAGAAGATGTTCACAGATAAAGTTGTACCAATATCAGTCAATTATCCATTCTTTTTTAAACCAATACAAGACGGAATGGACAGACCAAAGACCGAGCTCGCATACAGAGTCCCCGCTTCTAAACTTACAAGACGGAACATTACTAGCACCGACAAACCTGAGGAACTCGATGGATTGGATACAACCATAGATTGGAAGAATACTGGTGATAACAGTTATGATGGTGAAAAATTAAGATTGTTAGTGCACGATGAAAGTGGCAAATGGGATAAACCAAATAACATACTTAATAACTGGCGAGTTACAAAAACTTGTCTTAGATTAGGTAGTAGAGTTATTGGTAAATGCATGATGGGATCTACTAGTAACGCGCTAGACAAAGGTGGTAACGAATTTAAAAAACTTTATTATGATTCAGATGTTACAAAACGAAACAGAAATGGACAGACAAATTCGGGCCTCTATTCTTTGTTCATACCTATGGAATGGAACTACGAGGGATTCATTGATTCTTATGGACTACCTGTGTTCGAAACACCTGAACAAGAGGTTGTTGACCCACAAGGAGATTTAATAGACGTAGGCGTACTTAGCCATTGGCAAAATGAAGCAGAAGGCTTAAAGTCTGATCAAGATGCTTTAAACGAGTTTTATAGACAGTTTCCTAGAACTGAAGAACACGCCTTTAGAGATGAAACTAAAAATAGTATATTTAATTTAACTAAAATATACGAGCAGATAGATTACAACGAAGAAACTGTTGATCTTAATGTCGGTAACTTTCAATGGTTAAATGGAGTTAAAGATACTAAGGTAATGTTTTTACCAAATCAAAAAGGTAGATTCAAAGTGAACTGGGTACCACCGATACATATTCAAAACAAGATGGTGTTGAAGAACGGTGTAAAACATCCTGGCAACGAGCATATGGGCGCTTTTGGTTGTGACTCTTACGATATATCAGGTACAGTAGATGGCAGAGGATCTAAAGGATCTTTACATGGACTTACAAAGTTTAGTATGGAAGATGCGCCAGCAAATGAGTTCTTTTTAGAATACATAGCAAGGCCTCAGACAGCTGAAATGTTCTTTGAAGACGTTTTAATGGCGTTAGTTTTTTATGGAATGCCACTACTCGCAGAGAATAACAAGCCAAGATTACTTTATTATTTAAAAAGAAGAGGCTACAGAGGATTTTCAATGAATAGACCTGATAAAGTATGGAACAAACTATCTGTTGCTGAAAGAGAAGTTGGTGGAATGCCAAACTCAAGTGAAGACATAAAGCAAGCTCATGCAGCTGCAATAGAAATGTATATCAACGATCACGTTGGCGAAACAAGCCAAGGATTTGGTTCTATGCCTTTTAATGAAACGTTAAATGATTGGGCTAAGTTTGATATAACAAGAAGAACCAAGTTTGATGCTACAATAAGCTCTGGTCTAGCTATAATGGCTTGCAACAGGCATTTGTATTCACCAAGACAAAATATAGAGAAACAAAAAATTAACTTAACTATAGCCAGGTATAAAAATAAAGGCTACAATTCAAAACTAATAGAAAGATAATATGGCTGAGTCAGTTACATCACATTATTTTCCTAGTCAAGTTGTTAGTGATATAGAGAAAAGCTCGAAAGAGTATGGACTTAAAATAGGTAAAGCTATTGAGTACGAGTGGTTCAAAAGAGACACTGGTACAAATAGGTTTGCAAGTAATCAAAACAACTTTCATAAGCTACGCTTATACGCTAGAGGAGAACAAGCAATACAAAAGTACAAAGATGAGTTGTCAATAAATGGCGACTTAAGCTATTTAAACTTAGACTGGAAGCCAGTACCTATTATACCTAAATTCGTTGATATAGTTGTTAACGGAATATCAGAAAGAACTTTCGATATAAAAGCATATTCGCAAGATCCATATGGAGTTTCTAAAAGAACTAAATATATGGAAAATATACTTGCTGATATGAAAACTAGAGATTTAAATAATTTCGTTCAAGAAGAGTTCGGCATGTCTATATCATCTACACCGCCAGATCAACTTCCTGACACGGAAGAAGAGCTTCAGCTACATATGCAGCTAAACTACAAACAAGCTGTAGAAATAGCGGAGGAACAAGCTATTAACACTATACTAGAAGGCAATAGGTACGAGCTAATAAAGAAAAGAGTTAACTACGATTTAACAGTGTTAGGCATCGGTGCCGTCAAAAATACTTTTACAAAATCCGAAGGAGTTAAAGTAGAGTATGTAGATCCAGCAAATATAGTTTATTCATACACTGAGTCACCATACTTTGACGACATATATTACATAGGTGAAATAAAAACAGTACCTATCAATGAGCTTAAAAAAGAGTTTCCTGATCTTACTAACGAAGATCTAGAAAAGATGAGCAAACAAGGTTATCAGTCTACTGGTTTTTATAATAGAAGTTTAGCTGAGTCTACTAACTTAGATAGAAACCAAGTTCAAGTCTTGTATTTCAACTTTAAGACTTTTGCTAACGAGGTATACAAAGTAAAAGAAACTTCTACAGGAGCTAGTAAAGTAATAATTAAAGACGATCAGTTTAATCCACCTAACGAATTATTAGAAGAAAGATTTGGCAAAATGGCTAGACAAATTGAAGTGCTTTACGAAGGAGCTTTAGTTTTAGGTACTAGTCAATTATTAAAGTGGGAGTTAGCTAAAAACATGATGAGACCTAAAAGTGATTACACTAAGGTCAAAATGAATTACTCAGTAGTTGCTCCTAGGATGTATAAAGGTAAGATTGAGTCGTTGGTCAGTAGAATAACTACTTTTGCTGACATGATACAAATAACTCACCTCAAGCTTCAGCAGGTTATGTCTAGGATGGTGCCGGATGGTATCTACGTAGATGCTGACGGCTTGGCTGAAATAGATTTAGGTAACGGAACAAATTATAATCCGCAAGAAGCTTTAAACATGTTCTTCCAGACAGGTAGTATAATTGGTAGATCTATGACTGCTGATGGAGATATGAATCCAGGTAAAGTGCCTATTCAAGAGATACAGAGCGGCTCAGGAGGAGCTAAATTAACTTCACTGATACAAACATATAACTACTACCTACAAATGATCAGAGATGTCACCGGATTGAACGAGGCGCGTGATGGTAGTACCCCAGATAAAAATGCCTTAGTAGGTATACAAAAAATGGCAGCAGCAAATTCAAACACTGCTACTAGGCATATACTACAAAGCGGCTTATTCTTAACAGCTGAGCTTGCAGAGTGTATATCTCTAAGAATATCTGATATTATAGAGTACTCTCCAACAAGAGATGCTTTCATACAAAAGATAGGTGGTCACAATGTAGCCACACTAAAAGAGATGGGTGATTTACATTTGTATGATTTTGGTATATTTATAGAACTAGCGCCCGATGAAGAGCAAAAACAAATGCTTGAAAACAATATTCAAGTAGCATTATCTAGAAATGGCATAGAGCTAGAAGATGCCATTGATGTTAGAGAAATTAAAAATGTAAAGCTCGCGAATCAAGTATTAAAAATACGAAGAAAAAAGAAAGCAGAACAAGATCAACTTATACAGCAACAAAACATACAAGCTCAAGCGCAAGCAAATGCACAAGCCCAACAGGTAGCTGCTCAAGCTGAAATGCAAAAAAATCAAGCAATGGCTCAGACTACAATTCAAGTAGATCAAAGCAAGATGCAGATGGAAATGCAGAAAATGCAGCAAGAAGCTATGCTTAAGAAAGAGCTCATGAATCACGAGTTTCAGTTAAACATGCAAATTAAGCAAATGGAGACTGAAATACTAAAAGAGCGTGAAAAGCAAAAAGAAGATCGTAAAGATGAAAGAACTAAAATTCAAGCTACACAACAGTCTGAATTAATAGATCAAAGAAAAAAAGAAAGTCCACCTAAAAACTTCGAGTCATCGGGTAATGATATAATGGGTGGCGGTTTTGGATTAAATGCTTTTGATCCAAGATAACTACAATTGTACAATTTTATAATATTTTATTATGGCTAAAAAAAAGAAAGTCGAAGCGGTCGAAGAGATCGTTGACGTAAAACAAGAAGAGGTTGTTGAAGAAACGCCTCAAGCAGAGGAACCTAAAGTAAAGAACGAAGTTCTTGAAGACGGTACAGTTAAAGTAGACTTAAGACAAAGCAACGAAGTTGAATCGAACGAAGATGCTGATGTTACCAAAGTTGAAATACCAGCGCCTGAAATAGAGGAACCTGTAGAAGAGATAGCAGAGCAAACTACGGAAGAACCTGTAGAAGATGCTGTTGAAGAAATTGCTTTAGAAGAAGTTACAGAGATAGCTGACAAGCTAGAAGAAAACATCGAAGAAGCTATTGAAAAAGCAGAAGAGCAAGGAACTCAACTTCCAGAAAAAATTCAAAAAGTCATTGACTTTATGGACGAGACTGGAGGAACTTTAGAAGATTATGTTGAATTAAATAAAGATTACTCAAAAATGAGTGATAATGATTTACTAAAGGAGTACTTCAAACAAACTAAACCTCATTTAACTGACGAAGAAAGATCTTTTGTAATGGAAGATTTGTATTCATACGACGAGGAACTCGACGAAGAGCGAGATATAAAAAGAAAGAAACTAGCATTAAAAGAGCAAGTTGCAAATGCTAAAAACCACCTAGACGGGTTAAAGTCTAAATACTACGATGAAATCAAAGCAGGTTCTAGATTAAACCCTGAACAACAGAAAGCTATAGATTTCTTCAATCGATACAACAAAAATCAGACAGTAACTGAAGAGAACGCCAAGTTCTTTAAGAAAAAGACTAATGAAGTTTTTTCTAATGAATTCAAAGGTTTTGAATACAAAGTAGGAGATAAAAGATTTAGACTTAATGTTAAAGATACAGATAGCGTTAAGAGCAGCCAAATGGACATTGGAAATTTTGTAAATAAGTTTCTCAACAAAGAGACAAACAAGATGGAAGATGCTAAAGGTTATCACAAGTCTTTGTTTACTGCAATGAATCCGGATGTAGTAGCTAATCATTTCTACCAACAAGGTAAAGCTGATGCGCTAAAAGAAAGTATGTCAAAGGCAAAGAATGTCGACATGTCACCAAGAGGTACTTTATCTAGCGAAAGCTCTCCTAACAGCATGAAAGTTCGAGCTATTACTGGTGAGTCATCTTCTGATTTTAAAATTAAAATTGGTCAAAACAGACCAGCAAACAGAATTACTTAAACTTTTAAAATTTAAAAAAACAAAATTATGGCTTTAGCAGGAACTGGTGCTGAGTTAAATCACATAACTCCGCGCCCAACAAAATCCCTATGGGGAGACAATTACCTTTCTTTTGACTCAGCGTCAGGAGGAGGAACATTTGCAGCTCAATTCTTACCAGAAATCTACGAGAAAGAAGTTGAAAGATACGGAAAGCGTACAATCAACGGATTCTTGAGAATGGTTGGAGCTGAGATGCCTTTAGCTTCAGATCAAGTTATTTGGTCAGAGCAAGGAAGATTACACGTTGCATATGACGACGCTCTTTCAGGAGAAGCAGTAAACGTATTAGACGCAAGCGCTAACACTGTTACTGTTCCAAGTGGACACTTAATTAAAAACCACGACACTATTATCATTGCTCACGAAAGCAACACTGATAAAGTGTTAAAATGTATCGTTGTTGATAATGCTACAGCGGCTACAACTATCACTGTTGCACCTTATACTCAAGCTGCATTAGATACTGGTAGTGTGTTCGCTGACGGAGACAACGTTAAGTTATTCGTATACGGTACTGAGTACAAAAAAGGATCTTCTGGAATCACAGGTTCTATCGATGCTTCTTTCACTCAGTTCTCAAATCGACCAGTTATCATGCGTGACAGATACCAAGTTAATGGTTCTGATACTGCTCAAATCGGTTGGGTTGAAGTAACTACTGAGAATGGTGCTTCTGGATACTTATGGTACATGAAGTCTGAGCACGAAGCTCGTCTACGTTTTGAAGACCAAATCGAAATGATGATGGTTGAAGGTGAAAAAGCTGCTGCTACTTTCGCTGGAACTGGAAACTTCGCTATCCAAGGTACTGAAGGTTTATTTGCTGCTGTAACTTCAAGAGGTATCGTTTACAACGACACTGATTTTGATACAGTTAACACATCTGGTACAACTAACCAAGTAGCTGCAGGAGCACACACTGGTCTTGATACTTTTGATACTATATTACAAGAGCTTGACAAGCAAGGTGCTATCGAGGAAAACATGATGTTCTTAAATAGAGCTACAACTCTAGAGATCGACAAAATGTTAGCTGCTCAAAACAACTACGGTGTTGGTGGTACTTCTTACGGGGTGTTTAACAACTCTGAAGACATGGCTCTTAACTTAGGTTTCTCTGGTTTCAGACGAGGTTCTTACGACTTCTACAAGTCTGACTGGAAATACTTAAACGATGCTACTACTCGAGGATTAATCGGAGACATCGAAGGTATTATGGTACCAGCTGGTACTTCTACCGTTTACGATCAGTCTTTAGGTAAGAACATCTCTAGACCTTTCTTGCACGTTCGTTACCGAGCTTCTGAAGCTGATGACCGAAGAATGAAATCTTGGATCACTGGATCTGTAGGTGGAAACTTCACATCTGACGCTGATGAGATGGTAGTAAACTTCTTGTCAGAAAGATGTCTATGTGTACAAGCTGCGAACAACTTCGTATTGTTCAAATCATAACAACAATTAATGTAAATAATTACCCTCGTTTTAATAACGGGGGTAATATTTACTCTTTAAAACTTTTAAATTATATTATATCATGGAATTTACAAAACCCAAAGATTGGGAAATCAAAGATAGAGTTTATATACTCAAAGAAGGAATGTCACCAGTAGCTGCAACTATAGCTTCTAGACATTCAAGAAGAAAACCATTAATGTGGTTTGATGAAAAAAAAGGTTATCAAAGAGAGCTTAGGTACGCCACTAATCATCCATCTCCATTTGTAGATGAACAAAAAGGCACAGCTACATTGGGTCATATTGTTTTTAGAAATGGACAGCTGACTGTATCTAAAGAAAATCAAGCGTTGCAATTGCTACTTTCAGTTTATCACCCAAGACTAAACTCACTTTACAAAGAGTTTGCTCCTGAAAAGATAGCTGATAATCAAGTTGATTGGATAGAGCTAGAAATAGCGGCACTAAACTTAGCGCAAAGCTTAGATGTTGATGCAGCAGAAGCTATACTAAGAGTAGAGCAAGGCTCTAAAGTGTCTAAGATGAGTTCTAAGGAAATAAAAAGAGATTTACTAGTATATGCTAGAAATAATCCTCAAGCTTTCATAGAATTAGCCGAAGACGATAATGTTCAACTAAGAAACATTGGAGTTAAAGCTGTTGAGGCAAACATTATAAAACTAGCTGACAACAACAGGGTGTTTAAGTGGGCTAGTAACGGTAGAAAATTATTCACCGTACCATTTGAAGAACAACCCTACTCTGCATTAGCCGCGTGGTTTAAAACAGACGAAGGTGTTGAAGTATTCAATGCTATTGAAAAGAAACTAAATTAATAGTCACTTATAGGATGTGGTCATCTGTATAGGTGGCCACAAACTATATAAAAAGAAATTATGGCAGTAAATATAAATACAGTTTATCTAAGAGTTTTAGCTATAGCCAATAAAGAGCAAAGAGGCTATATAACTCCGCAAGAGTTTAACACGCTCGCAAATCAAGCTCAATTAGATATATTCGAGCAGTATTTTTATGATCTTAATCAGTTTTTAAGATTACCAGGTAATGATACTATTCATTCTGATGCTGTCGATATGCTCGAAGAAAAGATAGGCATATTCGAAGTGTACAACTCACCTATAGGCACAGGTACACTTTCAGAACTTAATGTACATAAGCTTGGCGCTGTGTATCATCAAGAAACTATAAATGGTGTTCAAACCAAAGTAGAGGCTGAAAAGCTAAATCCTAATGAATTAAGGTATTATATAAATTCACCACTAACTGCTCCAACAGTTAAAAGACCTATATTCATAGTTCAACAAGATCAAATCACCGTTCTTCCGGCAGATGCAGATAATTTAAGCATGAATTATATTAAAAAACCAGCAGACGTTTACTGGGGTTATACTATAATTAATGATGAAGCTTTATACAATCCATCTACATCTATTAATTTCCAACTGCACGCTTCTGAAGAAACTGAGTTGGTTTTAAAAATATTATCTTTAGCTGGAGTAGTTATAAGAGATCCACAGCTGTATCAAATAGCAGCTACAGAAGACGCTAAAAATATTCAACAAGAAAAACAATAAAAAATGGCATTATTTAAGGGAACACAGCAACAATACTACGATAATAGTAAGACGTTTACAGGTAATGGATCTACTACTGCTTATGTATTAGGCTTTAGCCCTGCGCCAACTTTAGAATCAGACATCGAAGTATTTGTTGATGGTACAGAGCAAAATAGCAACACATATGTTTATTCGTCAGGAACACTTACTTTTGACACTGCGCCAGCTAATGGTGCTTTAATACTAGTAAGACAATTAAACAACGAAAATCAGCTAGGTAATTATCAATACATAAGCATAGATGATTTAGCAAACAACTTTAGAGTCGCTTACGTAGGCGAAGGCAAAATAATATCTAAGGTAAAAATACCAGACATAAACTTCCATATACAAAGAGCAATACAAGAGTTTAGCTACGATACATTAAAGTCTGAAAAGTCTCAAGAATTAGAACTACCACCATCTTTAAAAATAAAGCTACCGCATGACTATGTTAACTACGTACAATTTTCTTGGAAAGATGCAGCTGGTATAGAAAGAATAATATATCCAGCTAGAAAAACTAGCAATCCAACTGCAATACTTCAAGACGCAGATTATAAGTACATTTTTGACAACGATAACACTTTGTTAAAGTCTTTCGAGTCTGAAACATGGAAAGATTTTAAAGCCAACTCTGATAACGATAACACAGTAGAAAATGTTAGTGGTCCAGATGTTGATGCTACGCTTGCAGAAGGTAGAAGATATGGCTTGATGCCTGAGCATGCTCAATTTAATGGCTTATTTTTTATAGACAATAACAGAGGTTATGTGTTCTTTAGCTCTGATTTAAGCGGCAAGATCATAACTATAAAATACATAAGTGATAACTTGGGTACAGAAGATGAGATGAAAGTGCACAAGTTTGCAGAAGAAGCTATTTACAAATATGTTGCACATGCTATATTAGCCGCTAGAGTAAACACTCCAGAATATGTAGTAGCTAGATTTAAGAAAGAAAGAAGAGCTGCTATAAGACAGGCTAAATTAAGATTATCTAATCTGAAAATAGAAGAGATAAATCTTATAATGAAAAATAAATCTAAAATAATTAAACATTAATACATGCCAGAGTTAAAAAGAACATTCAGTGGAGGTAAAATGAATAAAGACCTCGACGAAAGATTAGTTCCTAATGGTCAATATAGAGACGCACTAAACGTTCAAGTTTCAACTTCAGAAGGGTCTGATGTTGGATCGTTGCAAAATATACTAGGTAATAAATTACCTTACGGCAATAGTATTGCATCTAATTTAGGTAGCAACGCTTTTTGTGTTGGCGCTATAAGAAGGGACGAAACTGAATGTATATACTGGTTCGTTGAAAGTCAAACTAAAAGTTTAATTGTAGAGTATAATCAAGAGACTAATAGTGTAGAGCCAGTACTTGTAGATACTAATAGAATACTTAATTTTAGTAGAAATAATTTAATAACTGGAATAGAGATATTAGATGATTTTTTAATATGGACAGATAATAATACAGAGCCTAAGAGAATAAAAATTACTGATTGGAAAACATATACTAACAATACCTGGACTCACACGCAAGTAGATGGAGCTGATTTTAAAGAAGAACATTGTACTGTTATAAAAAAGGGTCCATTAAGCGCACCTAGATTAAAAATGGCTAACACAACTAGGGATGGCGCAATATCTGGTACTCTTTATAATAAATCTTTTACATATCTAGACACTGACACGGACAGCTGGGAGCCACTGCCTACAGGAGAATATACAGATCAAAATGGTGATGGAACTGCTGACTCTGCTCTAAATCGTCCGCTACCTAATCCAGTCGATAGTGAAATAATAATATCTGGAACTACACCTGATTTTAGAGAAGGCGATAAAGTAAAGATAACACTTTTGACAGCTGATGAAAACGAAGCAGACGAAGACTCTGCGATAATAGCTTCTATAGTAGAAACTTATGAAGCTTATCCAAAAATATTCAAAATAAATATAGACTCTATAAGTGAAAACATAGAAGAAAATGTACAAAACTGGAAAGTAGAGTTGATACAAAAACCAGCTTTGTTTGAAACTAAATTTGTTAGATTTGCTTATAGATATAAATATAAAGATGGCGAATACTCTACTATATCTCCGTTTAGTGAAGTAGCTTTCATAGGCGACGATTTTGATTACGATCCTAAAAAAGGATATAATTTAGGTATGGTTAATCAGCTTAGAAAGCTAGAAATAGTTAACTGGGCTTATGAAGTTCCTTTTGGTGTTACTGAAGTTGATATACTTTACAAAGATTCTGTCAGTAATAATATATATGTAGTAAAAAGTGTTAAAGCTACTGATCCCGAGTATTCTGAGTCATCAGCATATCCAGATTTTTACGAAGGAAGACTTGAAATAGATTCAGAGCTAATATACAAAGTAATACCTTCTAATCAAATACTTAGACCTTTCGATAATGTACCTAAAAAAGCTAAAGCTTTAGCAGTTTCAGGTAACAGATTATTATTCGGTAACTACATAGAAAACTACAATATAAAGGAGAATATCAATGATGTAAATGATATCTCTATTAAATTCGCTTTAGACGCTAGAAGCAACTCATCTACAGTTGGACAGCCTAGAAAATCTTTAAAATCTCAAAGAACATACCAAATAGGAGTTGTGTATAGAGACAAGTACGGAAGAGAAACGCCTGTATTGACAGATACTAGTGGATCAATAAAGCTAAATAAAGGTTTTGCACCTAATAGAAACTTTCTAACAGCTAGAATAAAAAGCCCTATACCTCACTGGGCAGAAACGTATAAGTATTATATAAAAGAAACTTCACAACCTTATTATAATCTAGCTATGGATAGGCATTATCCTGCTGAAGATGGTAACGTGTGGTTGTCATTCCCATCGTCTGAAAGAAATAAGGTACAAGAAGATACATTTATTATCCTAAAAAAGAAACACGACAAAGATGACTTTGTTGAAGAAGAAGCTAAATATAAAATACTAGCAATAGAAAACGAAGCACCTGACTTTATAAAAGAAGAAAATGTGTCTAAAGGCAAGCTTAATAGACAAAACGCTAGCGGCAGCGGTAATGGATCTATATTTGCTAGTAGTGGCGGTTGGCCAGCTGAAGATGGTGGATACATAGATATAAAAGCTGCAGACTGGCAAACTATATATGGAGGTTCAGGAGATGAAAGAGCTACAGCTGTACCAGTGCATCAGCTAAATGATTTAACTTTAGTGCTGTCCGATGGCAGAAACGAAACTAAACATTACGAAATAGCTAACATACAGTATAAGCCTGAGTTACAGCCTGCGGCTTACAGAGTAAATTTTGAAAAGAAACTAGAGTCGCAAGACGTTGCTTTTATAGGTTTGTTTGATGCGAATGCTACTGATCTATCTATACAGATTTTTCAAAAAACAATAAAAAGAAAACCAGAGTTTCAAGGAAGATTTTTTGTTAAAATACAAAGAGATTCTACTCTAGAAAACGCTATACTTATAAAGCAAAACGACGAAGAATACAAAGTTGTAAATTCTCAGCCTATATATGGTATGCCTAGAAAAAACAACGATGGAAATTTTTGGGCAAAAACAGATAAAGGTAATTACCCTGGAATAAATCCTCCTGATAAAAATAAAGCAGTATTAAGCGCAGGTTGGTTTTTCTGTTACAACTTGTACCACGACGCTCAATGGGGAGGTGGACCTATGAAAGAAAATGGAAAAATATGGAGAGGTGGTAGAGCGGACAGACCATCTGACATGTGGAAAGCGCCTGGATTTGGTGTTAATACTGGGTGGGATGTGATAGAAATAGCATTTCATTATTTTGGTGGTTTCGATAAGGGTGCAAGATGGGGAGTATGGAATCAATTTGGAACAGAAGAAACTAGAGCTCAAGCGTCTATGAAAAACGTGCTAGAGACTATAGGCATGAAATTTAGATTTACAGATGATCCTAAAAAAGACGAAAATATATACACTATAACTAATTGGAGTAGGACAAACATATTAGCTTATGACGACGCAAAGCTTAAAAAAAATAGAGGCAAAACCGCTACCGGCAGAATAGTTAAATGGACGCTGAAACTAGACAAGCCTATAGCGTGGTCACCTGCTGAAAACGGCCATACCTCTAAAGGAAGCTCTACAAACATGGAGTTTTTAAAAGATTTCTATTCAGAAGATACTTTTACGTCTAGTAATCCAGCTATATGGGAGACAGAGCCAAAGGAAGTTGCAGAACTAGACATATATTACGAAGCAGGTAGTGCTAGAGGTAAAACTGGACATGGCGTGCTAAATACGTTGTCGTATTCAAATTGTTTTACTTTTGGCAACGGTGTTGAATCAGATAGAATTAGAGATGATTTTAATGCACCTATTATAGGTAAAGGTGTTAGAGCGTCTACGGTTTTAGAAGATCAATATAAAGAAGTAAATAAAAAATCAGATATTATATATTCTGGTATTTATAACTCAACATCTGGCGTAAATAATCTAAACCAATTCATACAAGCGGAGCAAATAACAAAAGCTATAAACCCTTCATACGGAGCAATACAGCTAATGGAGTTTAGGTTAGGTGATCTAGATGTTTACTTAGAAGACAATGTAGTCAAGGTGCTAGCAGATAGAGACGCTTTGTTTAATGCAGATGGTAGTAAAAATGTAGTATCAAGCACAAATGTTCTTGGTTCAATACAACCTTACGCGGGTGATTATGGTATAAGTAAAAATCCAGAGTCATATGCTAGATACGGAAACAGAGCTTATTTCTCAGATAAAAATAGAGGTGTAATACTTAGGTTGTCAGGTAATGGTTTAACACCAATATCTAACTATGGTATGGATGACTACTTTAGAGATAAGCTAGCTACTGCTCAAAGAGTAATTGGTAGTTATGATGAAAACAAAGACGAGTACAACTTAACTATAACTAAACAAACAGATTCTAGTGATTACAACGAAACTATTTCGTTTAAAGAAGATGTTAATGGTTGGAATACAAGAAAAAGCTTTATAAAAGAAAACGGCTTATCATTAAACAACATATACTACACGTTTAAAAATGGTGAAATATGGTCACATAATAATGAGACTAGAAATAACTTTTATGGCGTTCAATACAACTCATCTGTTAAATTTATATTTAACGATGCACCTGGATCTGTAAAATCTTTTAAAACTTTAAACTACGAAGGTACTCAAGCTAGAGTTTTTGTTGATAATCCAGACTCAGATAATAAGTTTTACAATAGACTAGCTAAAAACGGTTGGTGGGTTAGCTCTATAGAGTCTGACTTACAAAGCGGTCAAGTTAAAACGTTTAAAAACAAAGAAGGCAAGTGGTTTTATAATATACTAGGAACTGAAACTACTGACTTAAATCTAGATACGAAAGAGTATTCAGTACAAGGTTTAGGGTATATAAGCGCAATAACAGGATCTGCTGGTAACCAAATAGAAATAATAGTACAATAAAATATGGCATTAATAAATTGCAGCATGGAAAAGCGGACGGTTATAGTGACCTCCGGACAGAACAATGTAACTAGTGTTACATTAGAAATAATACCTGACTCAGGTTATGTTGTGGCAGCTAGAGACTTTGTTGCTGGTGCTAACCCTAATACAGACGCAATAAACAGTATAACTTTATCAAATAGTGCTAGCTCAGGTGGTCCACAAAATGATGGATCTTACACTACTGGTAATAAAGTAATAGTTACAGTAGACTTTAAAAACGACTATGCTCCTACGGCGGACGTAGTGCTAGATATTGATCCTGCTGGAGAAGCAACTGCAGCACACTTAGTGCCAGTAAAACTTCAAGGTACATTTGCAATACCAGCCTCGCCGAGTAAAGTTACTTTTGCAGCATCTAATATATTAGATTTTGCATCGTCTGGTTCTACTACAGATTTTTACGCATATGACAACCCCGGTGATTTAGTTACTATAATGGTCATGACTATAGCCGCAACAACTAATGATTTTATAGATGAAGACGCTACTATAGTTATAACTAACTCATCTGACTCTACCGCAGATCAAGACTACCAGATAGACAGAGTAAGCACTTTCGATAGCTCTAATAGGTTAACACAAGTAGTTTATACTGTAAAAGCTGTTTTACCAAAAGTTAGTAGAAGCAATGATTTAATAACTTTTACAGGAGCTGGTGCGGATATTCCAGGTCTAGATAAAAAGATATATGGATACAGAATGAATACTGGAAATGCTGGCTTAGAAGGCATAAACAGGCGTTTAGAAATTTTTGGCGATATTGGTGCTCAATTTAGAATAAAAATGCAGAGAGGAACTTTGTCTGGTAATACTTATACTACTGATACTAACAATGGTGTATATGTATTTGACAACTCTAAAACAACCATAGCTGATATTTTTCTACCTAGCACTTCTACCGTAACTTATCCATCCGAAATAAACTCTAGCGGAAACTACATAGCTTCAACAAATCCTTACACTTTAGATGCTACAGGTTTATTTTTTAAAAATATACTAATACCTGTTGATGCAGAAGACAAAGTGTATAGATTCACTATAACGCCAGAGACGGGCACTACTGTAGATGCTTCTGCTCCTGATATAAATACTATACCTGATCCAGACGTAATAACTTTTGATATTACTAGAAATGGTGATGCATTTTTTTCAGCAACAAAAAACACTGCTAGAACTACAACTAATACTATAGAATACTTTGACCATTTAGATATTTCTAAAGGTAGCACAGAGCCAAGAGGTAAAAAGAATTCATCGCCAACGCCCCCGTCTGATGAGTACGGATATGACATAGTAGTAACAGATACTGGCAGTCAAAACTTCCATTTGCCTAACCAAGCTAATAGCTTTGTTTTAAGCGATTTAAATTATACTAAAACTTTAAATTCAGGTAGAATAATAGACCCTAAAATTACTGCCGAGCTTAGAGCTACTGCAGACGGATTTAATGCTGGCTCTATAAGAGCTAATGGTGAAAACAGTCATGCGCATGCGGAGTCTCACGAAACAGATACAGCAATAGTTTTAACTTTTGATCAAAGAGAAGCATTAACAAATAAAACTAGTTTTAACGCCTCTAGCTTTAGAAGTTCGTTTACCGTCAGCGGAACGTCTGAATTTTTTAAAATAAAGTTTTTTACAACAGATGCAACACCTGTATATAAAAGTCAAACTATAGAAATATCATCTACATTTTATGTTTCTGGTGATGTTGATAACGATGGCACTGTAAATCAACAAAATACTACAACGTTGACTGCGCCTGCCGTAGATAGAACAAAGCTATATTTAGCAGCTAGGGATTTAACTATACAAGATTTTGGTGCTGGTAATATAACTTTTAGGCATGATTTAGACACTTTTGCGTTTACATCCGCTCAAACCTCTGTTACAACTCTAGATATATCTTTTAACATAGCTGAGCTTGTAAGAAAATTTGTAAACTCTATATCTAGAGGAGTTGGTTATACTTCTGATATAGGATATTCAATATCTAGAGAAGTGCTTAACTTTTCAGGCGGTGGATACAGCAAGCAGAATATAACTACTGACACTTCCCATGTTAAGTACACTATAACTGGAGCTTTTTTAAACGCGCAAGATGGCTTGCCTTTAAATTATAATACTAGCAACTACCAACTACTTGTTCTTCCTAGATCAAACGACTCTATATTTGACAATGTACAACTAAGCGTATCTGCGGCACCTTCATTGACACTAGATCAAGGGTCTACCGTAAATAGATCTTTAGGTTTGTCTACGTTTTCTATATTAATAGAATTCGACCAAGGCGACATTAGTAGCATGAGCGCTTCTCAGTCTTATGTTTTTAATGCTGACATAATACATAGGTTTAGTAACACCTATCAAAGTATAGGTGACGTAGAAGACTCACTAGGAAATTTAGCAGGATCACCAGGACTACAAACTTATTAATAATATGCCAAGTATAACATTTACATTAACTCATCCATTAAATCAAGCGATACAGCAAGGAACTACTGATGTAGCTTACTATGCTGATACCAGCACTTACACCTTTTCTGACTCTAGCACTGTGGACTATGCTGATACTTTTGTCAGATTAGGTGTTATAACAGCTGTAAACTACGCAGCAAAACAAATAACTTGTGATGTGGCTAGTAATACCGTACTGCCCGCATCTAATGATTTCTTGTTTTTTAGTAAAGACAATAGAGCTAATATGACTAGTTTGCTAGGGTATTATGCAGAAGTAGAAGTGCAGAATAATTCTACGGATAAAGCAGAAATATTTGCTATGGGATCTGAGATATTTGAAAGTAGTAAATAATGTGTAACTATAAGATAATAAACTAAAATGAAGAAAAATTCACCATTAAAAGCAATATCACCTACTTTAGATCCATCTTTAGTAGGATCACAAGCGGGCAACATCGTTGGAGGTACGATGAGTATAATAAGTGGTATACACGGAAGTAAAGCAAGAAAAGCAGAAGAGAGAGCTGCTCAGCAAGAGTTTAATCAATACAAAGCTCGGCTAGAGTCTCGCGACACTTCAAATCCTTACGCCAATATGGAAAATGTGTATGAAGATCTAACTGTTAACACACAAGCAGCGGACTTTGCAGCTCAACAGCAAGCCCAAGGACAAGCTAACATAATGGATCAAATGAGTGGAGCAGCTGGCGGTAGCGGTATAGCTGCGTTAGCTCAAGCTATGGCGGGTCAACAATCAATAAATGCGCAAAGAGCTTCTGCAGACATAGGACAGCAAGAAAGACAAAATCTTATGGCAGAAAGATCTGCAGCCGGCCAATTGCAGCAAATAGAAAGAAAAGGAGAAATGATGTCTAGAGAAATGGAAAATCAAAAAGTAAATACATTACTAGGCATGTCGCAGGGTAGGCTTGGAGCAGCAAAGCTAGCTAGAGAACAAGCAAAACAAGCTATAATGAGTGGTGTAGGTCAATTAGCAGGAGGCGTTCAAAATGTAGCTATGCAAGACATGGGCTTTACTTCTGGAACGGAAGGATTAGTTAATCAATAAATTAAATAAAGATGAGCACAGATAGACAGTTAATACAAAATGCACAGGAAAACATACTTTATGGTAGGTTTTTAGATATTGGTGCGGCTTTTAATAAAGGTCTTTTAATGGCTACTAGAGGAGGCACTACGCCAACAACAAATCCTGTAGGTGCTGTTAAGAACAATTACGAAAACCAACTTGAAACATACTTAAACGCGCTTCCAGCTGGGGTTGATTTGGCATCTATACCAGATACTTACAAAAATAATATACAAAACTTTTTATTCAATAAAAAACAAGAGTATGTAAACTTAGCTAACCAAATAAACGAATACGAGGTTGGTAGCGAAACTTACTTGCGAATGAAAGACGATATGAATAACATAAGATCTTCTTTTGTTAATCTGTCTAACCAAATGAAAAGCTACGGTGAGCAAAAAAAGCTTCTAATAGAAGATATACAGAAGCAAGTTCCTTCTTTATACGCGGATAATCAGGCTAACGTAAACTTACTTAGAGGCGTTTTTAACGAAGAATATGCTATGGTTATAGACGATTTTGGAAACGTGGGCTTTGAAGGAGATGACATAACTACCATGTTGAATGATTTACCTCAATATACTAATAAAGACTACACCATAGCGGGAGCCATGTTAAAGCAAGCGGAGGCTGTTTATAAAAATGGTACTGTTTTAAAAAAGGGTGGATTTATGTATAATAAGTTTAAAAACGATTTAGTATTAGGCATAGATCAAGGTGGAGTAAATAGACTCATGTCTATAATACATGATGGCTTAATAGGTGATGTTAAAATGATAGACGACCCTTATATAGAACAGCAAGTTGATCTATATAAAAATGGCCAATTAAGCTTTCAAGGACTTAGAGACTTAGTTGTAGATAATTATATGAATGTTTTAGTAGAAACATCAAGAACTGGATATAGAGTTAAGAAAGGACCTGGTGCATCTGGTAGAAGTAGAAATGTTAATAAAGGAGACTTACAACTTACAGATAGACAAAAAACTATAATAGCTGAAATGAAAGCTGATGGTGTTAGCGATGATGATTTGATAGCTTGGCTAAAAAGTGACCAAGAAGGGAAAGTTCGTTTTTTAAGTTCAGATCCAATACCAGGCGTTAGAGATCCGTACGCAAAATATAAACAAAAATAGAAAATAATTTAATAAATATGTTTGAAACAGAAGACGGTGTAATTGATTTTAACAGTCTTAGCGAAATGGAGCAACTTGCTTTTAAAGCAAAGTATCCTAATGCTAAAGAAATAAGCGCTGCCCCTACAGGTGAAGACGAAACTACGAGCTACGATCAATCTCTTCTAAACGCAATAAGATCCGTAGGTTCAAGCGAAGGAAAGTATGACAAATATAGAGAAAAAGGAATTGTTAGAAAACCAGAAGATGTAGAGTTGACGAAATATGTAGGGCATGTTTCTTTAATGGATGCAGGGTCTACTAGACCTAGGCAGATAATTAAAAAAGAAGTATTAAGTAAAGAATATACAGCAGATATAGAAGTAGAGCTTGAAGATGGATCTAAGATATATTTAACGCCTAATGAAGTTAATGATCCCGATATAAATCCAACTTTAAATAGTAAAGAATCTGAAATTAAAAACAAATACTATTTAGAAGACGGAACGACAAATAGAGATATATTTAACAAAAAAACGCAAACAAAAGTCATATCTAGACCTAACTTCGAAGGTAGCACTAGGATTGAATCAACAATAAAAGAAGAGGAAGTAACACCTTACGAGGAAGAAATTAAAGATACATATAATTTACTAAAAGAACTAGGTAAAGGTAGCGATAAAATTCCAGAGAAATACAGAGATTGGGAAGGTGAAAATCCGCCTATAGAGTTGGTTCAAGACTATGTTGCAGACTTAAAATACAGGCAAGAAATAGCAAAAGCTAGAAAAGAAGAATATGACAAAGCTGTTTCAACTTTCACTAAAGACGAGCAAGAAGCTACTAGAATACAAGTAGAGAAAAGAAAAGAGAGAGCTGAATCATTTTTAGATAAACCTGAAATAAAAGATCTTAACATTAGATTAGAGTCATACCAAAATGACCCTAGATATATTCAAAATTTAAAAATAGCAAAAAAATTTGAAAACGGTGAAACTTTAACTCAAGGTGAAATCAAACAATACCAAAACAACGCTGTAGAATTAAACGAGATAGATAGCAAAATACACGAAGACTATGAAAAATATAGTCTAGCTATAGAAGAAGTTTCTGATTCAGCTGAAGAGTTAGACCTTCTGAAAAGAGATTATAGTTTGCTAAATAAATTTGGTTTTAATGCAGCCTCTACATTGAGTGGTCTTAGTTTTGGTTTATTAGAATATTTAGCTCCACTAAGTGGCATGCCAGGGTCTAACGAGATAATGGAGCAAATGTCTATAAAAAGAAGAAAAGAGTTAGAAGAGGCAAGAGAAAAATATAGACCTGATGTTGCCTTTGAAGATGCCTTTAGTAGCTTAGACAACTTTGGTAGATTTATAACAGAAGAAACAGGAAGACAGTTACCTATATTCGCATTGATAGCAGCTTCCGGTGGAGCAGCTACCGCCCTTGGCGCAACATCTTTAGGTGCTGGCGCTGTTTCAGGTATAACTCTAGGCACTATGAGTGCTGGCCAGCAAATAGGTGACATGACATATGAAGAATTTTTAAGTAAGTACAACGATATAAAGGCTTATGGTAGAAATTTAGAATATAATGATAAAGAGTATAGCGACTTAAATAAGTTTTTAGTAGGAACAGGGTTTGGTGCAGCAGAAGGTTTACTTGGTGCAGCGCCTACATTTATTCTAGGTAGTAGATTTTTCAATAACGCTACTAAGTCTTTTATAAAAGCAGGTGAAAAAGGATTGTTGGCTAAAATACCTACCACTACTTTTCAAAAAGCTTTAAACTTTGGTAAGCCGTTCGCTAAAGAATTTGTCATAGGATCAGCTGAAGAGGCTATAACTGAGGGTTTAACTACTTTAACGCAAAACATAATAACTAGAAACTCTAATATATTTGAAGGAGTAGGTCACGCAGCTTTCTCAGGTGGTTTTTTCGGAGGTGCATTAGGAGGCGGAAGTGTAGCTATGGGGTCAGCTTTAAGCATGTCTATGAATACTGCTGAAAGAGCTCAAATACAAGATCTTTTAAATCAAAAGCAAGACATACTAAAACAATTATCATCTTTAGATGGTAGAACAAAAGGTGCTTTAGCTTTAAAAAACAGGGCCGAAAGTATAGAAAAAGAAATATCAGACAAAATGTTGACAGCTGAAAAAGCTTGGTTGTCTAAAATGAGTAAACCAAACTTTGAAGCTTATACTAAAACCCTAGACGCACAAGCTAGACTAAGACAACAAGCGTTTGATATAAAGAACGACGAAACACTTAGTAAGGCAGAAAAGAAAAAAGAAATTGATTTGCTTGCAATAGATTACCAAGTATTACAAGGACAAATAGAAGCATTTAGAAACCCATTAGATTATGCTAACAAGTATCATCTTTTAAAGACAACTGACGAAGCTAGATATAACGAAATAAACAAAGAAGCATCAGATAAACTAAGCTCTGAAGGCGTAGATCTAACTAAAGAAAAAATAGATAAAGAAGCTTACGAAATATATCTAAACCAAGAATTAGAATCGTCTAAGAAATCAGCTAATAAAGCTTTGAAAAACTTAAAATTAAAGCACAATAAATTTAATTTTAAAACAGAAAAAGATGCGATAGCTGAAGCTAATAAAATATTAAAACAAGAAAATCTAGACGACTTAACTAAGTCTTTTTGGAAAGATGTTATAAATAACCCAGGAAGAATAAATGGTCAAGCAGCTAATATAAACGGAACGTACACATATATAACTATAGATGAAACTGCTTTAAAAAATGAAAGATCAGGCACTGCAACGCATGAAGTTGGTCACATAGTTTTTTGGGATTTATTAAGAAGGGCAAGGGAAGAAGGTGGAAAGTCTGACATTGCGTTAGATTTTGATTCTATGGCTAAAGATATTGAAAAATATTTAAAAGCTACACACCCTGAAATACACGCTGAAATGTTTGGCAAGCGAGATATAACTCAAAGAGTTGAAGAAGCTGACGGAGTTTTAGATTCTGAAGAAATAGTTATGGGCTTTGTTGAGCGTATAGGTAGAATAGATAAAAATAAAAAAGTAACGCAAACATTTTTATATAGACTTGGTCAAATATTTAACACAAAAGGCAATATTCCTACAGATCTATCTACGCAGCCAGCTATAGTAAGCTTTATATCTAGCTTGGCAGAAAAAATAAAAGATGGTACCTTAAGCAAAGAGCAATTAGATGTAGCAGCTAAAAGTGATATATTCAAAAGTTTAGTTGTTAAAGAAAAAGCTAAAGGTACTGAAGATATAAAAGCAAAGCCAGAAACTAAAAAATCTTTAAGTATACTAAATACTATAAATAACTTAGTACCTAAAGACGTAAAAACAAAAGCAGAGTTTCAAGGAGCTAAAGTATTTAACCCAATATACGAAGCAACACAACCTGGAGGCGCCATATATAACTACGTTAACTCTAGGGCTTTATCTAGAGAAGAAGCAGAGCTAATGCTTGAAGGAATAGTTGATAGATTGATAAACTACGACCCAGCAGCTGTTAGAAAAACTAAAAGCGGTGAACCAATCACCTTTGGCGAGTTTATATTTGCTAATACTAGATTTAGTAAGCTAGATGCTAAAAAACAATTAGCCATAGAATCTGAAAGACGAGCTGAAAGCTTAGACACAGAAGAAGCTAGACAAGTTGCAGAGCCAGTAGCTGAAACTACAACAACTGAAGCTCCAAGAGTTGAATACCAAAATTTAGTAGAAGCTAGCGTGTTGCCAGCTGATATGGTAGCAAAAGTAAAAGACAAAATACTGCTTATAACTAAAACGCTTAAATCTCGCATCGATGCAGCAGTATCTATAAATAAGACTGTAACACCTTTAATGTCTGAGATTAAGAAAGAGATAGGTAAGCAAGCTGATATTGAGTTTAAGAAAATGCTAGGTGCTAAACGCGGTGGAGAACTTAGAAACAACTTCTTAAAACTTAAAAAGCCTATACTTGAAAACATGACCACAACTTGGCTTATGCAAGGTATGCCTTTTGCTATTCAAAAGTCTGTTGATGGTAAGTTTACTTCTGACTGGGAGGGTAAAAAAATAGATCGTGAAAGCGTTGGTACTGATAAGGCAGGTAGAACTTCAGGCGCTCAGCTGGTTAGAAGACTACCTAATGCTGCTAATAAAATTACTGACGAGCAGTTTTTAACTTACATGTTTAAAGGCGATGAAGTTATTAGGGGCAGAAAAGAAGCATTGGCTAAAGCGTTGGCCGAAGAATATGCTTTTGATACATATGGTCAAGAACTTTTAAATCCTAGTAGCGAAATAAGAAAAGCTTTTGAAGAAAACCAAGAAAGATTGGGCACTGTTTTAGCGGACAATTTTGTTCAAGAGTTCAACAAGCAGTCAGAGAGAGGTAATATAAAGAGATCTGTGTCAAGACTGTATGATGCCGCTAAGAATGATGCTACTATAATAGACAATTTTATTGAAGGAATAAACACAGAAACATTTATAAATAGATTAGTAGCTGAAGATGGTGATTTGTTTAGAGCTATAGTGGGCCATTTTGAAGAAAACGAAATAGCCAATTTAGATGGAACTAAATTAAAACGCATAGCTGATCAAATAAGTAGTAATGCTTTATTTAATAACTATCAATTCCAAATAAAAAGTAGAGATAAAAAAAATGTAGCTATAGACTTATCTTTAGACATTACTAGAGAAATAATTTCTCCTATAGAATATAAAGATATTTTTGCTCAAGCAGGTATTGAAAGAAAGTTTGATCTTAAAAATCTAGATCTTATTAATGAAGCTAGGTTAGCTTCTAAAAAGCTTTTTGATTTTTTAGGAGAAGATGACTTTATAAGAGGTTGGTATGATGGTCTTCAAAAACCAGGAGGCTTAGCCGGATTCGTGCCTAAAAAACAGCCTAAAGGCTTAATATTGACACTAGATGAAGTAGAGTTAAGACCAAAAGGAAAATCAAGCAGAAACGGTAAGTATGCTAACACCGCTGATATAGATAACGCTTTAGGTATACTGACTACTAAAGGTAAGAAAAGACCAGTAGACCAATCCAGAAAAAATTGGTTTCCAGGAGACGCTTTTAACAGGCTTGACAACGAAGGTAAGATAAACTTTGTAAAAGATCTATATAAAGAAGGCGCAAAAGATAAAGAAATATATTTAAAATCGTTAGATTTTTTGGCTAATTCAGTGAAAGACGGTAGTATATCGCTAGCCGCTGCAGAGGCTTTGATAATAGGTCAGTTTGCTGACATGAACGGAGTAGGCAAAGCAATGGCTTCGCCTAGATTCGTGCCAGTTAAAAACGATGGAACAATAGCCACTATTGAAGAGCTTGCTGAAATGGGGTTGGCTTTTGACAAAGATAAATTAGTACTCGAACATGTCATTACAGCTAAGACGATGGCAACTAATAGTGTAAAGTATATTATTAATAAAGACGCTAATGTTTTGAAAGATATAAAAACACTTTTAAAAGATTATGATACAGCTATTTTGCCCGATAAACTAGATAAGATATTAAGAGAAAGAGGTACTCAAGAAAAAATGGGTATAGGTTATAGACCTGGAGATCCAATATTTGATGTTAGATATAAAGATTTAGGCATCATGTTTCTTGATGTTAAGACTGGAAATTTTGTAGGTTCTTTGTTTTCTAAAACTAATCCAGAAAATGCTAATAAAAATAGTAACTTAGACAAAGCTTTTAAAAACGCAGCCAAAAGATCTTACTCTAAAAATCCAAAAGGTATAAGTGTTTATGACTTTGATGATACATTAGCGTTTAGTAAAAGTCAGATCATAGTTAAAAAGGATGGTAAAACATTTAAAATAAACGCAGCACAGTTTGCTAAGCAAGGCGAAACATTATTAGCCGAAGGAGCTGAATTTGATTTCAGTGAATTTAACAAGGTGGTTAAAGGTCAGCCCGGACCACTAATTCCAAGAATACAAAAAGCAATAGATAAATTTGGTAACAAAAATATATTTATTCTAACTGCTAGACCAGTCGCTTCGGAAAGTGCTATACACGCGTTTATGAAAGGCTTAGGTATAGATATTCCACGCGCTAACATAACAGGACTTGCTAACAGTACAGCTCAAGCAAAGGCTGATTGGATGGTTGGCAAAGTTGCTGAAGGTTTTAACGACTTCTATTTCGTTGATGACGCTATTAAAAATGTTCAAGCAGTTAAAGATGTTCTAGAGACTTTCGATGTTAAAAGCAAAGTTCAACAAGCTATAGCTCAAAGAAAGCGTAGTATGTCTTCTGATTTAAACGAAATGGTTGAGCGTAACAAAGGTGTTAGGGCTGAAACTACTTACTCCAAGGTATTAGCTAGAAAGAAAGGTGCTAAGAAAGGTAAGTTTAAGTTCTTTGTTCCTTATTCAGCTGAAGACTTTAAGGGTCTAACGTCATACACTCTAGCAGGTAAAGGTAAACAAGGAGAAGCTGATCAAAGATTTTTTGACCAAAACTTAATACTACCTTATACTAAAGGTATTGCGGCTATGGAAGGTGCTACTCAAGCGTTGAAAAATGATTATAAAAACTTACTTAATATGTTTGGTCTTAAAAAACAATTGCCTAGAAAAATAGGTGATACAGACTTTACTACAGACCAAGCCGTAAGAGTTTATTTGTGGGATAAACAAGGTTTTGAAATACCTAATATATCTCAGCGTGACCAAAACAAGCTAAGTAGTCTTGTATCTAAAGACCCTGACTTAGTTGGCTTTGCAGAAGGTTTAATGGCTGTATCTAAAAAAGATCAGTGGGTTAATCCAAAAGATCATTGGGATGTTGGTAGTATACTAAAAGATCTTAATGATATAACTGACAACGTTAACAGAAAAGAGTATCTAGCCGAGTTTATCGAGAACGTTGATGAAATGTTCGATAAAACAACTTTAAATAAGTTAGAGGCTATTTATGGCACTAACTATGTAGATGCTTTACAAGACTCAATACGTAGAATGAAGTCTGGTAGCAACACACCAAGGTCAGCTGGTAAGATAGAAAGAAAATGGTTGAACTGGGTAAATAACTCTGTAGGTACAATAATGTTCTTTAACAGAAGATCAGCGTTGCTTCAAATGTTATCATTCACTAACTTTATAAACTGGAGTGATAATAATCCTGCTAAGGCAGCTTTAGCTTTTAGTAATCAGCCTTTATATTGGAAAAAGTGGGTTGAAATATTTAACTCTGATAAATTAAAAGAAAGACGTGGTGGTTTAAAATCAGATATACAAGAATCTGAAATAGCTAACCAAGCTAAGAACTCTAAAGATAAAGCTGCTGCAGTAGTTTCATATTTACTTAAGATAGGTTTTACACCAACGCAAGTAGCGGATAGTTTTGCTATTGCAACTGGTGGTGCTACATTCTTAATAAATAGAACTAAGAAATACGAAAAGCAAGGGCTTTCAAAGAAAGAAGCTGAAGCAAAAGCATTTGAGGACTTCGGTAGAATATCAGATGAGACACAACAGTCTGGTGACCCAATGCTTATATCGCAGCAACAGTCTAGTCACTTAGGTCGTTTAATATTGGCTTTCCAAAATACACCTATGCAATACACTAGGTTAATGAAAAAAGCTGGTAAAGACATAATAAATAGAAGAGGTAGCGACGTAGAGAACTTAAGTAAAATAGCTTACTATGGCTTTGTACAAAACTTAATATTCTCTTCTTTGCAGTCTGCTTTATTTGCATTAATACCTGGTTTTGATGATGAAGAAGAAGACGATGCCAAACTTGAAGATAAAGCTATAAGAACTGCAAACAGCATGGTTGACACTATATTAAGAGGCAGTGGGCTAGCTGGTGCAGTAGTATCTACACTTAAAAACGCTATAATGCGTTATAAGAAGGAAGATAAAAAAGCACAAGAAAGATATGGAGGAGGTGATCAAACCTATACTATGTTGGAACTTGCAAACATATCTCCACCAATAGGATCTAAGCTTAGAAAAATATATTCTGCAATACAAACTAAAAAGTTTAATCAAGCGGTTATAGATGAAATGGGTTACGATTTAACAGTTTTTGGTAGGTTTAATCCTTCACCTAACTACGAAATAATAGCAAATATAACTTCTGCTGTAGGAAACCTACCGTTAGATAGATTACTATCAGAGATTAAATCTATTAATGAAGCTTTTGATAGCAGAAATACGTCATACCAAAGGTTAGCTTTAGCTTTAGGTTGGAGAACTTGGGATGTTAATGTTAAAAACGAAGAGCAAGATTTAATTAAATCTGTAGCTAAAGCAAGAAAAAAAGAAGCTTCTAAACAAAAAGCTAAAGACAAAAGAAAAGCAAAAAGTTTAGATAAAAAAATAAAAAAAGAAGAAGAAAAAAAGAAAGCGATAAAAGATAAAAAAAACCCTGATTACGAGTTGCTAAAAATAATTAGATCAATAAATTAGATTTTAAATCAAACAAGTGATCTTACTAAGTATATACCTTATTTAAAAAAATGACAAAAATTATCGCCATCCTTTTATTATTATTCTCTATGATACTTCTAGCTTCTTGCAAAAGAAAACCTTATGACTTAAAACCTTATAGCATAAGTAGGAATATAGATTCAGCGTACTTAGATACGCTTTATAACGATACATTATGAGAGATATAAATAAAATAATAATACATTGCTCTGCAACTAGAGAAGGCCAAGCGTTTAGTGTTGACACCATAAAACAATGGCATTTAAATAGAGGGTGGTCGGATGTAGGCTATCATTATGTTGTTCACTTAGATGGTAGTATATCTTACGGCAGAGACATAAACAAACGAGGCGCTCATACTAAAGGGCACAATACAGGTTCAATAGGTATATGCTATATCGGAGGCGTTGAGGATGATGGCAAAACACCTAAAGATACTAGAACACCTGAGCAAAAAGAAAGTTTATTAGAATTAATTAAAGTATTAAAAAAGTTAAACTCTAGCGCTGTAGTTCATGGCCATAGGGACTTTGCTGCAAAAGCATGCCCTAGCTTCGATGCTACAACTGAATATAAAGACATATGAGATTTCAAGGATCAACTGGATATAAGCAATCAAATAACCCATTTACAAGCTCTTGCGGATGTATAGGCAAATGTAATTGTGGAGACAACTGTAGTTGTGGTATGTGCACTAAGTGTTCGCCATTAAAAAAAGCTGATCCGCGAAGAACTATAGGTAGAGGTAAAAACTTTAACAAAGCTAATCCTACTGGAACAGGTGCTGCTGCAGGTGGTGGCATGACTCAGAAAGGAGTAGATGAATATAAAAGAAATAATCCTGGTAGTAAGCTGAAAACAGCTGTAACTACTAAGCCAAGTAAATTAAAAAAGGGTAGCAAGGCTGCCAAAAGAAGAAAATCATTCTGTGCAAGATCAAAAGGCTGGACTGGAGAAAGAGGTCGAGCAGCTAGACGCAGATGGAACTGTTAATAATAAAACTATGAATATTTATCAGAAATTAAAAGAAAGTGGTTATAATACTGATGGAGTATCTTCGCCATTAAAAGCAGCTATAAGTCCAGCTTGTAAAACTGCGGCTAAAAAGAAATTTGACGTATGGCCAAGCGCTTACGCTTCCGGATGGGGTGTGAGATGTACAAAAGCTGGCGGACCTGGTAAAATGGGTAAAAAGAAGAGTTAATGCCATGAATGAAATTACACAAATAATAATTACTGTAATAACAGTGTTGGGATCAGCATCGATATGGAAGTTTCTAGAAGCTAGATTAAAGGCTAAATACGAAACAAAGAAGATAAGACTACAAAATAACGACGGAGTGCAATATAGAGACGATTTGAAGAATAGAGTTAGAAACCTAGAGTCACTACTTGCGTCAAGCGCAAATGAGAAAGAGGAGTTAAGAGAGACCGTGCTCGAGCTAACCGAAGAAGTGTCTGCGCTACGTATCAAGGTTGAGTTCCTTGAAAAAGAAAACAAAAGACTTAAAGCTAAGGTATGAACAAAAAAGTAAACTGGTTTATAGATATGAAACATAACTCACCTTTAAAAAAACAAAAAGGTGGAGGAACTACCAAGACTTGTTTACCAGCTTCTAAAATAAAAAGCATGAGCTCGGCAGAGAGACAAAAGCTAGTTAACGCTAAAAAATCTGCAGGATCAAAAGGAAAATATAGAAGATCATCTAAGACTAACGTTAAAGGAGCTCGTAAGAAAGGAGCTACACTTAGGGATTGGTTTGAAAAGGAAGATTGGAGAAGAGTAGATGATCCAAGTAAGAAATGCGGAGAGTAATATGTCAGAAATGAATAACTTTTTACAAAAAAATTGGTCAATAGTGGTTTGGCTAGTCGCTGCTGTGTTTGCAGCAGGTAGTATATATGCAGAGTTTACTACTATAAAATCTGATCTAATATCTGTCAGAGGTAGATTAGATAAAAAAATAACCGTGATAGACGGTTTAGAAAAAAGAATAATCAACTTAGAAAAAGAAGTTGAATATGAAAAAGGATATTTACAAGGAAAAAAAGAGGGTAACTAAAAGCTACCCTCTTTTCTTTTTTAGCCATCACAAGCCATACAGTCTTCACTTAGTGCTTTCTGAGCTATGTCACCACGCAGCACAGATTCAGTGCGCATGTAGTATAATGTTTTAATTCCACGTTTCCAAGCTTCCATATGGACTTTATTTATCCATTTTGGTGTAGCTTCTTTTGGAAAAGCTAAATTCAAACTAACACCTTGATCTATAAACTGCTGTCTTATTCCAGCTTGCTTTACTAGTTCTAGTTGGTTTATCTCTTTAAATGTTTTATAAACATCTTTTTCTTCATCTGTTAAGAAATCTAAGTCTTGTACAGAACCTCCATCTTCTAGTATTTTATTCCAAACATCTTTATTATTCTTACCTTTTTTACGTAACAACTTTTCTAATGTTGGATTCTTTCTAATGAAAGTACCTTTGGCAGACTGCTCTGTAAATACATTAGCAGCCCAAGGTTCAATACCAGGTGATACATTACCTGATAGCTTAGAGTTACTGACTGTTGGTGCTACAGCACGTAAGTGCGTATTGCGCAAACCAGTGCCGGCACACCAAAGTGGTTCACCATAAAGCTCAGCTAAATCCATACTAGCTCTTGTAGATTCAACCATCATAGTTGAGAATATTCTACGAGTTTCAAACTGTGCAGGCAGGCTTTCAAACGGTATATTATTTTCTTGTAAATAAGTATGCCAACCTAAAACGCCTAATCCTAATGCTCTACCTTTCTCAGCAGATCTAACTGCATTTTCAAAACCGATCTTACCTTTTGCTTTCTGTATAAACTCTTCAAGTACTCCGTCTAAAAACCATATAGCATCGTATACTATATTGGTATCTTTCCATTCGTTATACTTAGCTAAGTTTAAAGAAGACAAGCAGCACACAAAGCTATGTGACTCATCTGTATGTAACGTAATCTCGCTACATATATTAGTCATATGAACTTTTAATCCGTTTTCTTTATATGCTTCTGGATTTGCTTTGTTTGTATTTCCTTTAAAGAGGATATACGGCTCGCCAGTTGCTTTTCGTTTTCTAATAAGTTTACTCCACTTAGTTCTAGCTTCTGGATCTCCGAGTTCAAGCTTTCGCATAAACTTGTCACCAACAACTGCGCATTGATGTAAGTTAAGGCTTTGTCTGTTAACATCCCCTTTAGGTTCTCGTATCTCAAGCCACTCTTCAAAATCTGCGTGGTCAATGTTAATGTTGACTGAAGCAGCTCCTCTTCGAACTGCTCCTTGGTTTGTAGCAAGGATTGTAGAATCATAGATCTTGCAGAAAGGGACAACTCCGTCTGATGTTCCATTTTGTTTTATTTTACTTCCGGCAGGTCTAATCATATTAACTCCGATACCAACTCCGCCGCCGTGTTTCGCGAGTAGCATCATCTCTAAATTTTTATTTCCTATATCATATATACTATCACCAACATCAATACCAAAACAACTGATCGGTAGACCACGTTCTGTGCCCGTGTTAGACAGCACTGGAGACGCTAGACAAAGCCAACCCTTCCATATATACTCATAAAATGTTTCGGTGAGTTCTGGACGTCCTAAACGCATTCCAACAGTCTTACAAACTCTCATGTAAGCATCAGCTGGGCTTTCACCAGGTAGCAAGTACTGGCCACCTATAGTTTTCTTATATACTTCGTTGTCACCCCAGTCAGGGTAATCAACGCCTTTTTTCCATTCTTTATTCCACATAATTAATTACCATATATCTTCAAAATCTTCACCTTCATTAGCTTTAGAATAATCTGTAGGTCTCATAGCAAAAAAGTCTGTATGAGTGACACCACCTGTTAAGTGGTAGAACCAATCAAGGTTGTCTGCAGCTTCTTGCGAATAAGTAAATGTTGGATCGTAACCTAGTTCTTGTAGTTTTTCGTTAGCTCTTTTTCTAACAAACTGCTTTAAGTCTTCAGACTTTAGGTTTTCTATATCACCCATCTCAAACATTTTATCTATATATTTCTCTTCAAGCTCAACCATTGTTTCCGCTGCCTTATGTATATCATCTTGGCACTCATCTCTAAGAGTAGGTATTTCATCGCACATGTGATTAAATAACTTACAACCCATACGTGAATGTAAGCTTTCGTCTCTTACAGACCATTTCATTTGCTGGCCAATACCTTTTAGTAGGTTGCGAAGTTGAAAGCTGTATAGCACTGCAAAAGCAGAGTACAACGAAACGCCTTCTGCAAACGCACTGAATATAGCTAGCGACTTACCAATACCTACAGGATCATTACCATCGTATGCTACTAAGTTTTCAAATCGTTCAGCTGTTGCTGGCTCGTGTAAAAATGCTTCAAAGTCTTCAAGCCCTAGAGTTTCGATTAAGGTAACTATAAGCTACAGCGTGTATTGTTTCTTGCGATCCAAACATCATAGCCATTTGCTGTATTTCGTGCTTAGGAAACCAACCAACAACTTTTTGCGTCCAATAGTCAGACACAGCACATTCAGTCTGAGCAAAACCCAGCAGGATATTTCCCACTAGGTTTTTCTCTTTATCAGTTAGTTTTTCGTTCCAGTCTTTTACATCACCCGACATAGGTATTTCTGTATGTAACCAAAACGCTTGAGCTTGTTTCAACCAACCCTCAGTATAATACTCAGGGTACTCAAATGGTTTGTATGCAATTCTTTCTTTAAATAAACTCATCTACCTTGTCCTCTGTATTTTTTTATATAATGTTTACTGTTTTTACTTCTTGATGTTTTAGTTTTTGCGTGAACACCAGGTCTTTTTGTTTTTGTTTTCTTTAAATAAGAAGATACTACTAATCTAGCCATTTTCTTCGTCTTCTTCTATATTGTGATATACTTCTAAAGCTAGATCGATAAAAGGTACGTAAGCTACGTGCGTTGTTTTATCTTCTGATTCGTAAGATCTAAATCCTACTAATATTCCAGGGTATAACCCTATACTTAAACTCCAATTTTTCATATGTTATATTTTTTACATTGTTCTATTAATTCATTCCATTTTATATAGCCGTGCGTATCCCATTTCCATTTTATCCATCGATCAAGTTGACGCTCGGCATATTTCTCTCTAGCTAGCTGTTTTTGCTGCTCAGTATTAAGTTTATTGTTTCGTCGCATTCTTTTTGATTCTGAGGTTTATACAAAGTACAAGGTCCTATCTTGCTGCTTGCTATTAAACTCTTAAACATTTTCCATCTAAGTGGAAAAGATTCATTTGCTCTACCTTTGCATTCTATTATAAAGCCTTTACCTATAAAATCTGGAGTATACTTAATATTTAAAACCTTTTTATTACCTCTGTTTTTATATTCTCCTTTTCCATTGCCACATCTTTCGTAGCACTCAAAAGGAAAATTAAAAGCTTCAACAAGTTCAAATGTTTCTCCTTCATATAAGGCATGTATGTTAGCTTCTTTTAAAGCTTTGTACATATACTTTTCTAAACCAGATGCAAAGGTTATCCCGTCATAACTAGTCTTTTTAGCTCTGACAGGACCTTTACTTTTTCTTTTATAAGACTTCTTCATTTTTATCTTCAGTAAGTCTTGCTAGCATTGCATCTTCGATCTCGTCTCGTAAACAATGCCTTGCTGACTCTAAGTACAATATTGCATCCATTAATTCTTCCTGTACATCAACAATAAATGCACCAAGATCTTTTTCTCTGTTTACAACTTCTTGCATCATAGACTGACCATATTTTTTCATACCAAACTCGCTACGTTCGTCGATCTTTTTAATTATTTTCTGTACAATAGGGTCTTCAGTTTTTATTCTATAATCTTTCATATTAGTTGTCTTTTACAAATGTTCCGTTAATCATTTTACCTGTTCGTTTACTTATCACGTTGTATGCTGACTTAATGCATGACTCGATAGTAACTCCTCTTTGATGTGCTAGGTTAGTTAACACAACTACCATATCGCCAATAGCATCTACAACTTCTGGTTGATCATTGTTTAGCAATGCTTTACCAAGCTCACCAAACTCCTCAGCAAGTTTTATATACTGCGTTTTTGTATCGCCTTTATCGTATATACCTTTATCTTGAGCCCATTGTCTTATTAGACCAAAGTAGTATTTGTCTTTATCGGGCTCTTGTACTACGTAAGTACCATTGCTTGAACTGGGAATCCATCCTGACTTAGGATCTTTATTTTGAAACATATTCCAATATGCTTTGTTATATATGTAACATCTCTCGGTATTGAACATGGATGTTTTTGCATTATCTACTATCCATGGTATTGTTTGTTCGTTTATTTTAAACTGGCCAAACTCCGTCTGCCATTTCTTACCTATGTTGTCCATGAGCCTGCCTTTTAGTTTATTAACAGGACATGGGAATGTCGAGGTTTGTTCTGTTGCGTTTATTTTCATTTTATTAAATAAGTTTTTATAAGGTTGCAAGTCTTTACGATAGCCATAAGACTGTTGAAGTTCTAACTCCAAGTCTGATATATAATCTATATCTTCTGACTGGTCTAGAACTTCGTACTCTCCCTCCTTGTAGCCTTGCACAAGGGTAACTCTGGTATCAAGATCACGTGTTACACCGATCTTTTTACCAGGAATGTGATATAAATAGTACATTAAATTTTATCGTTATATAAATGTAGGTTATGTGCATGATGATAATACCAACCTACTGGTATGTTTAATTTTTCTGCAATCATTTTTTGTAACATGCTAAATTGGTATTGGTCATTGCAGAAACCATACCATAAGTCGTTAGATCGCATATATACAGACATATTGAGCTTGTCATCTATAATCGTAAACTGAACTGCATAAGTACACGGTGTATCGTGCTTATATGTGTCGTGTTCTTTAGCGTCGTATATAGATATAGCTGCTTGTCTAGTATTCTTGTTAGATTTTAATAAACCTATAACGTGATCTATTTGATTATTTCGCTGCCATTGGTAACCGTAATTACTATTTACATTACCTTCAGCGTTTGCCATACGTTTCCATATAGCTGGTACTTTGCCATATATATCACCTAGCTTTTTAATACTAGGATCACCAGACAAATACCATTGCCATTCAGCGTCAGCATATTCTTTGTTCCATTTTCTGAAACCTGATTTTATTTTATTGTTAACAGGGTTAGCTATATGAAAACCTACATTAAATAAAGCTTTAGTGCCGTCAAAATCAGCGCCAGTGTCTTTTATCTTAATGTAAAAGTAATCAAAAGCTTCGCTTGCATTTTTAAACTTTGTTCGCATATTTATTATAATAGTATTTTGTATATTCTGCTGCTTTCTGTTTTGCATCGTAGTAGTTGTAGGCTTCGTCTGTTTGACCAACTAGCTTTCTGCTAGGATATCTTCCAGTCTCTACAAGTACTCTATATAATCTAGATCGCCAAGCTATTTCTCTGGTTGTTATACATATATTATTTCTAACACACCACATCCAAGCTTGCATCTCTTCTTCGTTCATCGCATAATGCTTTTGTTGCTTTTTTACTCCCATGGAAGATCATCTTGCTTTATAGATGTTTCAGGTACAAATCTACCTGATGCCCTATCCCAAGTAAAATGAGCTTCAGCTCCGTTCTCACCAAGGTTTTGAAACTTAACCTTAAGTACTTTAACTTTAGTAGTACCTGCATCGTAATCTCTATGAACTAATAAGCCGTGATAACTAGCATCGTACCATTCGCCACCACCTTTAATATTATACATTGTTGGCTCTTGTATCTTGCCGTCTTGGCCTTTCATCATTTTAGTTGGATGAGCTACTATGAAAACTAAACAGTCATACTTTTTAGCAAATGTTTCGATCTTCATTAAGTAATCCATAGTATAACGATTAACATCATCTGTCTTAGCGTTTATATCTCTTACCTTATTATAAGGATCGATCACTAAGCATTTAATACCTTTACGTTTTACTAATTCAGCACCTTTGCGTAATACTGAGTCTAAATCGTATTTATCCATGTCTATAAAATAGAAATGATCGTTAACGTGCTCAGCAACTTCGTTCCATTTAGGCTCCGCCAATATCTCCGACGTTTGGCATATCACCCCATACTTTACGCATAAGCTTATGAGCATGTAAATATGTAGGTTGATTTTCAGGACTTGCAAAAGCTGTTTTCCATCCGTATTGTTGGTTATAGCCGACTACCATTTGGTCTACAAAGTCTGACTTACCTGAACTAGGTATACCTGTTACAGTTATAAACTGCTTAGTATACGTAGAAAATATTTCGTCAAAATTAGGTAGACCAACTTGGAAACCGGGTTTAAAACCATTTTTAACAAAGTCAGTTATCTCGCCTTCTATATCTTTAAACGTAGTTACGTTTTCCAAAGGATAAGGTCTAGCTTTAGCTATTGACTCAGCCAACTTATCTTTACCGTGTTTAAGTAAGTATTCGTTAGCATCTTTACAGTCGTCGAAGTCCTACTATAAAGCAGGTTTCAGCTCCTAGCCTACGTACAAGTTCGGCTTGAAGCATTTGACCTGGTTCGTCTTTATCTATAGCTAGAAGTATTCTTTCTTTATCTTCGAAATAATCAATACAATTATCTAAGTAATCTAGATTATTATTAGTTAGCGTTGCACCGTTAGGTACCGAGACTACATTTTTAATACCAGCTTCGTGAAAAGCTAGCACGTCCATCTCGCCTTCAGTTACAACGCAACTGTCATACCCTATTATACTGTTGATATTGTAGAATACTTTTTCAGCTCCTTTGTATAGTTTAAAGTTTTTGCGACCATCTCTGTATTTAACATTGATTAGCTGATCGCCCATCATATAGTTGAACTGTATTGTGTTTTCTGTTTTACCTGTTTGCGGCATATACTCAGGACCTTGACCAACGTGCAGTTGATCTAATGTTTCTTGAGATATACCTCTTGTTTCAAACCATTGTGTTACTTTGTCTTTAACTGGTAAATACTTAGTAACTTCAGGTCTAACATAAACACGCTCGCTAGCTCCTTTCCTTTGATACGTATGTAGCTGGAAAGAAGTGCTACAGTTATGGCAAGTACCGAGACCACGTTCCCAATCATATGAAGCACATTTTGCTTTTTTATTTGCGGGCTTTCTAGTGTGCGAGCAAAGAGGGCATACACCCTGACTTTTCCCAGATTCTAGACCGTATTGATTGAACTGGTCAATCGTAAACCCATTGATCTCTGTTATTTGCATTTAATTTAATTGAATTGTTAATACTCTAGTTCTCTACAGTCTGGACATATACTGCAAGAATCAAACTCTTCCTGCAGCATATCTTGTCCACACATTTCGCATAGCGGCATTAGAACGGTAGGTCATCTTCGACCTTCTGAGTTACGACATTGCCTTGCGCTGCCATACCATCTTTAGGTGCAGGATTAACATTATCTCCGTTCGACCATACAACTTTAACATTGCCTAAATAAACCTTTTCAGTCTTTGCCTCTCGTTCCTCTTTAGTCTGTTGTACAGATACAGGACCTTGATTACCAAACTGATCTAGCTCATCATTTAACGTTATAGTTATAGGTAGGTATTTACCTTTTTTACCGTTTATGATCTTATCTTTTGGTATTTTAGTAAGATCAATGCTTGTTGCTATTATACTTGCCATATTAGTAAGCTTTTAATTGATTAAACATTCTTGTTAACTGGTCTTTAGTAGCGCCAGTATTTCTTCTTAAATTATCTACAGCTTTGACGTGCGTCTGATTTGTGTAGAAGTTGTCTTCGCTAGTTAGCATTCCTGTAACTGAGCACACCCTGGTTGGTGTCTTTCTGGTTCTGGTTTTTCTGGTTGTTTTTCTCATAAATTATTAATTTAAATTATTATCTTAAGGTTATCGTATTTGTTTTGTAAATCAAAGAGTTTTGTTTATAAAGTACTGCGTGCTATCAAAGTTGTCAGTATTATAAAATAACTCATATGCTTCAGTGGCTTTTCTAACCTTTTCAATGCCACGTTCTATAAACTCCGGAGAGCAATCAAACAAACCTATTTGATGAGTATTTTTATCTATTGCAATAAATATAAGCTCATAACCAAATAGCTTGCTGTAAATGTATGCTTGGCTATCGTAGTTGTATTTCCAAGCTGATCTTTTAAACGAATCTATATCGTTGGTAGTTTTTAGATCAATAATCAGTTTTTCACTGTGGTTTATTATATCTGCCTTACCTTTCCATTTGTATCCGTCTAATTCTGTAATGCCAGGTTCTTCATATATTACGTCTCCTTTTCGTATGAGATCTCTACATATATCATTTGACATTATCTTGTCTGATAGTAGTTCTATATTGTCGACCTCTTGTTGTAGAAGACATAGTTCACCTCCTGACATCTCTTTATAAGCCTTTGTATTTCTAGATGAAGATTGTATCACTTTGTATTTCTTAAGCTTATGCGGCTCGAGTATTGCAGTGTGAAAATAACCTCCAACTAGAAACGCTGGTGAAGGCTTACTAGGTTGCCCTAGTGCTAAAGGATTTTTAAGTAACGTTCCAATATCGCTATTACTTAAGTATTGTTTACCAAACTTTCCGTAATAATGTTCATCTTCACGTAGTTTTTCTATTGCTTGTTTTTTATCCATTTATAATGTTGTTAGTGCTTTCTCAACCTCAGCACTTAATTTGTATTTCGCCTTGATAGCGTCAAGCTTGCCACCGCTTTTAACATAAGCTTTAGCTTTTGCAAACGCAGGATCTTTTACAGATGTTAGCGTACTTGCAGCGCCTTTACCGTGCGTGTTAGCAGCGTCACTGTCTTGAGTGTCATCAATTAAAAATAAGTTACCTAACGCATATTTTTTAGCATAACTCGAGGCTGATCCAAACTGTTGAGGAGTTTGCATACCTTTCTGATTAAGATCAACACCTACAATGGCGGTTGCGTGTATAGCACTTTTGCCGTCATTTACTGATGCTGTAGTCTTTAATACAGGCATAGGACTATCAGCTATTAATTCTTCATTAATTGTAACTGTTACGCCTAGCTCCTTTAAAAAGGGTTTTGTTGCTTCGAGAATGTCTTCGGCACTGCGAAAGTGGTATTTGCCGAATGAGTTGAACCTAGATTTTTTAGATTTAAATCTGGTTTGGATTTCTGTTAATTTGTCGTTTAACGTCATAGGTATGTTGGTTTGATATTATTATAATTACACATTTATTTTATTATTTAACATTTAACTCAAAGATAATCAAGCACTTGCGAGTGATCTACGTTCTCTATTAATCGTTCAACAGCTTGCTTTTTTAACTGTGAAACCCTAACATATGCGCTAGTACCTTTTATCTGTAGTTTTTCAGCTATTTGCTTAGCACTGTGCTTATCACAGTCTAAACCGTAGCTTAATCTTAGTACTTCATATTCTTTGTGGTTTAAATGCTTTTTAAGTAAACCGATCAAATAAACATTAAGTAATTCTTTATTATACGGCTCTGACTGATCTGCAATTTGGTATGCCATATTCTCATCGTTATTAGGCTTTGCATCTATACTTAAGAATATACTATTAAAAAACATCTCAACCATTTGCCTGTTCTTTGCCGAAGTCTTTTCGTATTTCATTAAGCTTGTGTTCTGGTATACGTATATTACCTCTGTTTATATCTACAGCTCTTCGTATTGCACCTTTAATTCGTTTGCTTAAAAAAGACTTATAGTTTTTTCTATGTCATCTGATTCACATAGCTTTTCCCAGTCGATCCTGTCAACAGCTGCTACTAAACCTACTGATCCTTCTTGTATTAGATCAGTTAATGCTTAATACGCCAGATGCTTGCTGAGATGTAGAAAACTTACGTGCTAGATTTTCTACCAAAGGTAAGAACTTTACTATAAGTTCATCTCTAGTTAGCATCGCGTAATCTATTTCATCGTCAGGCATAGATCTATTAAGATCTTGTTTGTACTTTATATAGTTACTTACGTTATAGCTCTTCATTTAATATTTGTTTTTCTTTTTTTAGTGTTTCGCACATATGGCGATATATAGTTCTCTGTGTTACGTTTAACGCTTTGGCTAGTTTATTTGTTGTAATCTTCTGACCTTCATCGTTTATATCTAACATGCATTGGTATAATATAGTTTTATCTAATTTATTTCTACCAATTAATTTACCTACGATACTAAGCTTATCACTTAAACTAAGTCCCCAAGCGGCAGGTTTAAATATTACTTTCCTTAATTTGTTTACTGGTGGATCGATACCCTGATCAAATACATCTTGTATCATTTTATCTAATACTTTACTTTTAATAAAAAAGGTTACAAAACCGTTTTCTTTATTAGCAATAAATTTATATATAGATCTTAAAAAATCTTCGTTCTCTCCCTCATTTAAGAATTGTAACACTAAAAAATGCCACTTAAGTGACCTGTATGTAGTAATTTTAGCTTTACTAGCAAATAAAGTATAACACTGATGAGTACCATTGTTATAGTACATGTATAGATCGGTCTCTTGGCTGGGTTGATCCGACCAAGGATTACATCTAGTAATCACACGTCTATCGTGCAGCCATTTTATTTTTCTATCATGTGACATTAGCTAGTTACTTATTAATCCTTATAGGCTATTGTCATAGCCGTGTTATATTTACTTTATTTTTTTGTTTTATTTTTCTTTGTTTTAGTTACTTTTTTAACTTCGTTTACATATGCAGCATCTTCTAATGCGGCAACTAATCCATTAAAAAAATTACTTATTCCTTTAAATAATTTTATTATAATCTCCTTCATAAATTTTCTCATTTTTGTTTGCTACTGTGTGTTTCTCAGCAATATAGTATCTCCAGTAGGCCTTTATACTACACGCGCTTTTGTATTCATCTGGCATTGCTTGAGGAGGCTGCTTAAAGTCTGACGTAGTCATGCCCATAGGAGGCCATTTAAGAGCATCTCTGCATTTAGTTATTGTTAAATGTGTTTTGCCATATCTGAACGTATATTCATCTCCTAAAGCCATCATATGTTGGTATAACCAATTGTAATGCTTAGTATTAGAACGAGTCCAGATGGTGCTTGGATGGTTAATGTGGCTTACTTTGTATGGAACGTTGTCACCATTGCCATGAAAATGATGCGCCGAGCATAGCATTTGAGCTGACTCAAGAACCATTTTAACAACGTGTTTGTTGTACTGTAACCTAGCAGCCGTATCTGGATCTGCGTCTAAATAAAATATGTTCATGTATTTGTTATCTTTTGTTCTTCGTATTTGTTTTGTAAATGTGGTTTAACTTTGTGCCAATATTTTAATGTAGCTTTCTTTTTGTCTCCTCGAGGACCGCCATTCCATCTTCTTGATACGATCTCTGCGTACTCCATAAATGTAACATACTCGCAGCATATATATTGCTCTGCTATAATGTTAAACATCTGTATAGATTTTGCTCTGCTGTAACGATCTTGTAATGAGTATCTTACGTTTGACTTATGCTTGCGTAATATTCTATTAACTTCTCTTACGCATATAGGTTGTATCTGTAAACAGCCTACGGCTTTACCTCGATCACCGATCGCAGAGTCATTACCTCTACTTTCTACAAAAATTATTGCATCGATTAAATCTTCCCATGATGGCTCGATCGTTACTTTTACTTGCTCTGTGGTCGGAGCAGATCTGTGTATAGCATTACTCGTGTTGCTCTTCGGCATCACTAAGCTTACTGCTATAGTTGCTATTAATAATTTGTTCATAAGTTTGCTTCTTTAACGAAGTAGTTGAATACTTCTGGTATATGTTTCTTGTAATACGGCTGTGTATCCATACACCAGTCCATTAGTTTTTCTCTACTTGTAAATTTTTCGTTTAGTGTTGGTATGTTAGGATTTTGTATCATTCTAAACATAGGGTTTAGCTCATCAATAAAATTTCCAACTGTCCAGCCTTCGTATATGTGTTTATCTCTATTCATAATTTCTAATACATTTAAATAGTGGGTGTCTGTAGCTATTAGCTTTAGTTCTTTGAAAATAAGTAAAGGTAGCACGCTTGCCAATAAAAGAATCTACATTCTTGAGCATTGTTTTAAGATCCTTGTACGAGTAGCCCTTGCCCGGAGGACAGCCGAACACTATCCCGTCGTCATCTTGCATAATGAACTTGCCAAGCGTGCCAGTCCGTTTACCTTTACCAGTAACATAATCGATGATAGTAGCTTCGGTGTCGCTGAAGTCTTTGAACTTCATTAGATCGTAAGATCTACCGTGCTTGTATATACCATCGCCATTTCTTATAATTGAGCCTTCGTAGCCGAGTGATAGAAACTCTTCATGCTGAACTCTAGCGTAATTGTAGCTATCAACTAGTAATGCAGGAACGTGCTTGATTTGTGCATCGTAGAAACCTGCGTTTACAAGTAACTGCATACGTGCTTGATAGTTGTCATACATAACACCATCGAAAGTAATCATATACGTGAAACTGTACTAGATGCTGAGCATCTAGCCTGTCTTCATCTGTAGGCTTTTGCTTGCGTACTAGTGATATGATCTTTTCGAAGTCGTGCTTTAGCTTGTGATTGTAAAGCTCGCCATCGAGTACTATATCTGGTTGTTCAGCAAAGAAAGGCTTGAGTGCCATTTCAATGTGACGCACGTTCATGAACTGCTTGCCGTTGCGTGAGAATGCACCGTCTTTCGTGAATAAGCAGCGAACGCCGTCGAGCTTTGCTTGAATGTAAACTGGTCTTGTAAAGTCGATACGTGAGTTATCGAACTTGTGTGCTAACATGGCTTTTTTCATTTTGTTTTATATTATTATCCTTCTTGTGTCGTATTTGTTTTGTAATTTTTATCGTACTGTTGTAGAGCTTTTTCTGGTTTGCCTACAAATATAACAGTTCTAGTTGAAACTTTATATATAGACATATAAGTGTCATGACCTTCTTTAGGGTATAAAGTATATATGTACTCAGCCCAACCGATCTCGTTATCTATTGGGTGCAGATACATTTGACCTGCTCGATCTTTAAATTTAGCTATGAACTGAGCTGCAAAGCAACCTGCTCCATTAGCTATCTCATTAAGATTTTTGTTATTACCTAAGCCATTAATGATCTTTATATCTTTTAACCACTCTGCGTACTCAACAGCCATATACTCTGGATAACCATCGTACTGTTGGTATATGTTAACTAACGCTAACTCAGCTCTAGTATGACCTTCACTGTAAGACAAACCTTCTTGTCTTGGTATTATTCTTGTTAAACTTCTTGTACCCATTATATTTTAATTATTTTTATTCCTGATTCTTTCATAAGATCAAGCCCTTCGGTTGATCCTTCATAAACTTCTTTGTATACTACCTTAACTATGCCTGCTTGTATTATTAGCTTGCTGCAATCTTTACAAGGAGACAACGTGCAGTACAATGTAGATCCGCTTGAGCTGTTAGTAGATTTAGCTACTTTGACTATAGCGTTAGACTCTGCGTGCAGTACAGACCATTTTGTCTTGTTACCTTCTTCGCAAGTATTACAGAAGCCAGAAGGTGTACCGTTATAACCAAAGGATAATATATTATTATCTTTAACTATAATGGCACCAACCTTCTTTCTACTGCATTTACTTAGCTGGCTAACTTCACCAGCTATGTTCATATACACTATGTCAAGTTCTTTAATATTAGGCATTGATCACTACGTCGTTTTGAAGTACCCAACCTTCAGCAAGTAATTCATCTTGCATTTCTTCTACTTTTTCATCAAAGTAATCTTCATATACTTCTGATATTACATCTTGAAAAGTATAGTTTTCATCTTCTAGCTCTGAGAAATATATCTTAGCACCATCTTTGATCGCGTGAGGCATTTCATCTAGCCAACCATTTTCGTAGTAGTATACATCTTCGGCAATATTAATTTGATTACCATCGCCATATGCGCATACGTGCACGTCATAGCCATCAGCTGTTGATTCTATATAGAACCATCTAGTACAACTATTATCCCACATAGATACTATTTCAGCATCCCAGTGGTTTAGTACTACTTTAAGCTTGTCTTCGTGATCTGTATCATGCGGTTGAGTGATACCTTTTTCTTCTAGTTTTTCCCATAGAACTTCTTCTATTATAATTTTATTTGACATATTGTTATTATCTTACTTGTTTCGTATTGTGTTTGTAAATTAATCTAGTAGTACCATATATGCTTCAGGGTTAGCTTTTCTAAACCAGTCGCAACCTTTTTGTACTATTGTCCAGTTTTGAGTCATGTTTGCACCCATAATTAGGTCATACATAGCTGCTTCATCTGCGCTACAGTCATAACTATCGCCTGAAAACGGGTTAGTGATCGTTTCGCCTTCAGAGTATTTGATACCATCAAACCACTCCGGTAATTCTACTTTTTCTTTTGTTTTACTCATAATGTATCTATTTTTAAATCGTTATCTTCTAAGAATAAATTACCACCCCACCTAATATCATACACATCAGTTTCATACATATCTATACTACTGAATAAGTATATAGAATAAATGGTAGACATTTTAAGATCTTGATACAACATAGCTTCATCTAGTTCTTTGTAGATAAGGTTAATACAGAAATCATACTCTGGTTTTTCTTTTTCTAATGCTGCTTTAACTTCTGGTCGAAGTCTTTGTAATAAGGTAATTCTTTTCATATATTTTTATTTAATTTTATACTTAATATCCTACTGTCATCGTATTTGTTTTGTAAATTGTAGGCGCGGCAGGAATCGAACCTGCCTACCATAGCTTTATTACTTACCTACATAGCTTCATTGCCTGCTGGTCGGGTGTCATCACTATGACAGATAAGTAAACCTTCATCGAGCCGTTTATTGCACCTCGTCAGGATCACGCCTTTAATCGCTATTTAAAATCCACTTGCGCCTATATACCCAGTCATTTGCCACCTTTGCTCGTCGCCGCGGTTTGTTATTTATTCGCTGGGTGTGTCTTTAGCTTATTAAGCTTTGTAGTTTTTCTACAGATAACTTGATCAGCTCTTGTCTTTTTTCGTGTGGTAGATCGTCCATCTGCCAATCCACCGTGTCTAGTAGCAGCTCTTGCATGTGTATAGCAACGCCGCTAGCAATATCTTCAATTTTCTTCTGCATCTCTTTCTTCTCTGATTAATAGTTCTTCAATTTCACACCATAGCATATCATATATTTGATCTTTGCTATAGTGTTCTTTTAATTTTGTGTAGGCTAATTCCCACGGTGACATAATTCTACTCATAATTTCCATACATTACTATTGGTTTTTCTGTTAACATATACTCTACGTACATTATTTTATGACCTGCTTGCTCTATAAAGTCTTCTATCTTGCCCATCGATGTGTTATAGTTGTACCTATAGCACTTACCGTCGTCGAAGTCGAGTATGAAGAGGTATGTTTTTTTATTAAATATATTTTCCATGTTATTATTATCGATTGCTATTCGTATTATTTTTGTAATTTCTCAAGTAGAAGTCTAACATATACTTCATACGTGCAAGTGGACTTAGTATTAACTCACGCTCCCAACACATAGATCTTCTAGTTGATAAACTACCGTCATTACTCATTACAGTCCACCTAGTTTCTTTCAAGTACTTCTTGTTTAGTTGATACCATCTACTTGTTGGAGATACTTTTCTTACATAACCTGACTTAAAGCAAGCGATGCGCTGGCCTGTTGGCATAAGAAATGATCTTGTACCATTATTACGCTGGCGAGTTGTAGTTACTTCTTGTATACCATATACTATTTCCATTGACTTTGCGAAAGCATCTTCCACCTTGTGGCGATCTTCGAATTTTATGTTATTATAATTATACATAAGTGTTACCGTTTATTGTGTACCATTGAGAGTACGAGTTATACTTCTTGTCTGCATAGTAGTAAGTTGTGTCTACTTTGTTTACAATTTTGTTCTCACCTTCGGTATCTATAGCTATCTTTGTAGCTACGCCGAAGTCATTTACTTCTAGTGTTTTAATTTTTTTCATATAGTGTATTTATTTAATTATCTTAAGCATGTTCCATAACCTTTGCGCCTTGCAGCTTTATTAATACTATCTGCTTGTGACTTTGGCATAAACTGAAAGTTATTACCTGTTTTGTGGTTAGTGATCGGCACTGCGCCATAAGGTTCAGTTGTACTACACTTGACACAAGTTTTGTACGATAGTTTTATTCTGACTGGGTGGATTGGACCACCACATTTGCAAAGTTGTATATTCATGTTATTATTATCTTATAGTGTTCGTATTTGTATTGTAAATTCTAATACATTTCTCTTATCCACGATGGTATTTCGCTTGATGATGCGATCTCTACACGATCATCATAGAAGTTTAAGAAGGCTTCTTCATTTACTACGATCGATTGACCTGTTTCTTTGACATGTACTACATCAAATATTGACGCGTGGAAAAATTCTGGTGTTGCTTTTTTAATGTTCTTCTGCATAATTTACTTTTACTTTATTAATTTCTTTTGTTATTCTTGCTACGAGTTGTATTTCTTCTGCGTCGAGTGCTTGCTCTCTTAGCGTTTCAAGCGCCCATATTATTAGTGTTTTATCCATATATTCTACCTTCTTGTGCTATTGAAAACTTAATTGAGTCGCCTGATACTGATCGAGCGCCAGCATACACAGTTTTTTCTGTCAACCTTTCTACTTCAGTTATGAAGTCATATTGAGTGTAGCCAGCACCTTCGGGTACAGCTATGTTAAAACTTGTTATACCTCTCTTAGCGCAGTCTTTTGCTACATTTATAGCTGCATTTACTTTTGTTAGCATTGCTTTTTCTATTGATTGTTTACTTACTATTATCTTCATTTTGTTCTTGTTCTTTAATATACATGTTAGTTAATTCTAGTATTGCAAAGATCGCTATCACTGCAAATATATAACCTATTCCTTTGTAGCCTAGCGTGAAGAAACCTACAGATTCTACGCTACCTAATATTGCTAATACTTTTAATATTGTTTTCTTCATAATTATCTTACTATTATTGTATACATGGCGAATACGAGCGCTGTTATTATTGATAGTGTTACTACTCGCTGCGTGTATAGCATTACTTTACTTAATTTTGTGTGTGAATGTTTCTGCATAATTACTTTCTTCCTTTACCTACTATTTTATAATTAGTGTACTTGTCTTCCATATTTTTGTATACTTTGACTATATCGAGTATACCTTCTTCGTTCTTTCGATACATTAGAGTGTATGGGTGGTTAGTTTTGTTCCAGTGTGGTATTCTTCTGTTCATATTTGTATTATTATTATCTTATAGTGTTCGTATTTATTTTGTATTTTCTTTAGATAGATCTACTCCACGAGAGAAGTATTTTTCAGTTCCATCTTTGTACTTGTATAAGCGATCAAAGTTTTGTGTTGCTTCATTGAAGCGTAGTATAGTTATAAATTCTTTTTTCATATTATTTATTATTATTTATTAGTGTCAATGAAGCGTTGTAGTATTATTTCTATCGTTACTTGATCGTGGAATGGAAGATCACCTGAAGTTAAGTTATGTTCTTCACATATTGAATTGAAGTCGATATAATTTAATAGTTCTTTTTTCATATTATTTAGTATTTCTTGCTTTATTTATTAGTTCTTGTACTTGCTCGCGAGTTAGTTCACCAGCCATTTGCTTCAGTATTACTTGAGTGAAGTCAATTGTTTCTTTTCCGTTATTTAATATTACTTGCATAGTTATTTATATTTTAAGTTAAGTTTAATGTTTTAAGATTTAGAGTTTCCAGTCTACACTATACAACTTCTGCATCACGTAGTGGAGTTGGTACTGAAGTACTAGAAGTATAGCTTTTGTACTTTTCCCAGCAGTTCATTGCTTCGAGTTTATCTTTCATGATAGCGAATGCTTTATCGTGATTGTACTCAAATGTTTTACCATTTTTGAATTCTACTTTGATTGTAGTGTTTTTACCGATTAGTGATTTTCTGATAACGAATCTTTTTGAAGTGATTGAATTTTGATTTGACATAATTTTATTTTATTTTAAGTGTTAATGTTTATTTGTTTAGTTGTATTAGTATTATCCAGTTTGTTTCGTATTTAGTTTGTAAAAGTACTAGTTTTGTTTTTGTATTGTTTTGTTGTTAGTAGTATTGCTCACACTCTCTCTTCTTCTAGTTTACATAAGTATGCAGAACGTAAATGGAATAAGTGTTCAAGATCTTTTGTAAGTAGTTGATATGTTACTCCATTGTTGAAAGCATTTTGTATGTACTTTTCTATGAATGGATCGACTGATCCGTCAGCTGGAGATGGTGCATGTTCGTAGAATAAATCTGCTGCATAATCTGTCAGTGTTTCTAAGTACTCGTCGTAAGTTAATGTGTTTATGTTATTCATGTTATTATTATCTTTAATGTTTCGTATTTACTTTGTAATATCTTTTGTTATTATTTGTAGTTGTTATTCATATATATTATCTATATCGTCTCGTATTAAGTATGTAAGTGCTATACATATATTGTCAAATAAAAGTCTGAAATATCTACAGCGAGTGCAAGATCAGGTTAAGGATGAGGGTAGGGGATCGGGCCGGGTAACGCCAAAAAATTATCTGGAACGGATATAAATAGGGTGGGGCTGGTAATAAAAAATGGTTTTTACTTTGCGATGCGGCCGGCGAGGTG